TTATTTTTCAATAATTGTATCTATTATATATTCATTAATCATATTTTTATAGTTCTTTTCTTTATATTTTTGTATTTTGATTTTCTTATTGTATCTTTTGCTTAATTTTATGAAATATTGATTAATTAATGATTTATCAAATTTAAATATATATTCAAGAAATAATTTGTCCCCAGACTCTTCTACACAGTTTTTTATAATATAATCGTAATCATACTGTAATTGATCTATTAACTTATCTTTTTTCCATAGTTTCATTTGTGTAAATATTTTATCTAAATTTTTTCGAATGATTTTTTTACAATAGGCTGGATTTATTCCGTAATATTCGCTATATATATTTTCATCCATTTTGTTCATTTTTATATTAATCAAAGACAGTAAAAGACAATGTATAGCAAAACTCATTTCATTTCCATCAATATTCATTCCAATAAACAATTTAAAAGACCTTTCATCTTTATTTTTTAATGTTCTAAGCAATAATAATGCTGTTGCTTGTCCTACAATACATGGAGGAATATTTCTTTCTTTTGGCTCTTTAAAATCGAATGAATAATTTGTTATATCTCTTATTATGTTACATCCATTATGTGCTGACATTCTAAACGTTTCGTATAATTCTGTATAGCAATTAATTTTTTCTGAATTATTTAAATATTTGTTAGTATATACTTTATCGTATATTTTTTCAAAATATTTACTATTATGATGATAAATATAACCCTGTTTTGTTTGAGATAAACCGGTATATGAAAAATCTGTTGTCAATGCATAGTGCTCTTGAATTTCTATATTTGTTATTATTGAGGCTAGTCTAGTTAAATATTTTTTTACTTCATATTCATTTTTTAAATCTGCTATTTTATTAATTAAATCATCAAATATATAATCTATATTACTGTAAGGAATATAAATATTGTGAAAATTCAACCTTGAAAGTAACCAATTGTAGAATTGTATTGCCCTAATTGTTTCATCAAAATACAGAAAATGTTCTATTACTTCAATAAAATCATTTATGATTGATGGGGCATAATTCATATTTAAATGATATTTTTGTATATCTTTTGGAATATTAAATAATAACCTGTCAATAACAACTTGGTACATATTCATATTTTCCATGTATCCAAGATTATTTTTGGCAATTAATCCAATAGTTTCATCTTTTAATTTAAATAATAATTTGTTTTCATAAGTTCTCGGTGGGATATTATTAATAATATTATGTTGTGCCTCATTATAATACTTGTAATAAAGAATTCTCCTATATTTTTTGGTTGTTAGAAATATTACACCAATTTTATTAATAATGTATATTAAAGTATAAATAGATAATAAAAACAACATAATTAATATACTTCCCAACGTTTTATTAATCATTAATGTAATATTAATAATCATTGTTATATATAAAATAAACATTGGGATATAGAAACCCTGAATTTTCGTGCCAAATAGTAAGTCTGTTTCTTTTTCACCCAAAATATGTTTATTTTCAATGCTTGCAATTAATGATAAAACAGCAGTAGTAAGAAATGTGCTACTAATTTGTGCAATTACTAAATCCTTATATATGTCCTTAAATTCAATTGAATTAATTTTTATAAAAATATTATTTTTGATAGAAATAATATTTAATATATATAATATATACATATAACTAAATAATATAAATGCTATGATTAATATATATTTCATAAAATTTAATATAGGTATTATTTTATGCTCATTTTTTAAATATAAATTTTTCATATTCCATTTAAATTTGTTTAACTTGCGTTTTAATTTCATTTAATATTCACCCTCTGAAGTAACATTAATTAAAATATCTTGTTTAATAATTTCCAATTTTCATTTTCCATATCTTCTGTGTATTCGGTGTTGCAAAGATATAATGAATTATTTTTATCATAATCTCTTACAAATCCCCAATTGACATTATACTTGTTGGCATATTGCTTTAATGCTTCAAACTTATTTTCAACTTTAATATCAATATTTTTTGATTCACCATCAGCATTTTCGCCACCTTTAGTTTCAATAATCCAGATTTTATTATCTTTATCACAAACAATAAAGTCAGGATAAAAGTGCCATTTATGATTTACTGCATCAATATATACTATTGAGAAATAATCATTAGAAGATTCACCATTTTTATAGAACCATTTAATATTTTCATTGTTTTCACAAAAATACTCAAACATTCTTTCACTTTTAGATTTTATTGTACTATTTGGATAATTCATATAAATTGATTTTTCATAAATTGTTGTATCTTTCATTTTAGGATCATATTTAATATAATCCATTTCTGGTGCTTTCCAGTCAACAATTTTTAATTCGTCTAATTTCATTTTTATTTGTCTTGCTTTTTGTGAAACTGCTTCTTGGAAGTCATGTTTTAGCACATCTTCATTATTTATAACAAAAGCATAAAATTCTAGTAATGATAAATCAACAAATTTTTTCGTAAATAGTTTGCCTCTAAAGAACATTCTTTCAAGCATTAATCTTGTCCTATCATATCGCATACCAATTTTAGATGATATAGCATTAATTGAATGTCTTAATTCAAATCCATTTTTATTTGTACTTACTTCTGATTGAACCTTTATTCTATTAGCATTTTCTAATTCATCTGAATTAATCCTAACGATTTTATCTTGTACTATGTAATTATCAATAGTATCTTTAAATACATATCCATTTGCTTCTAATATAGTTTTATTATTCTTTTTATTATTTGTTAGATTATATTTTTCAATATAATAGTTATGAAGAATATTAAAAGTTTGTCTTTCATCAAACCCATCAAAGGCATTATCAAAAGTTATCTTTTTTAAACTGAAATTTTTGTATTCATTTTTTAAAAACACAACCTTAGTATCATAAGCATTAGAACCAAGTTCTTGTTTTACAGATTGTTCATATTTTTCATCAAATGTATATAAATAGCAATTATCTAGAAGTACATTATCATAATGATGAGCCTGTGGCATTCTTCTGATTCTTCCAATAGTTTGTGTTTCAAAATCTTCACTCATATTGTCACGAAGTTTAACAAGTATCTTTGCTCTTGGACAATCCCAACCTGTTGAAATTGCTTGCTTCATTATTAAAATTGCCTGATTAGATTCATTATTTTCAATATTTTCAATGTTTCCTTTTCTATCTGATAACCATAGTGCTAAATTTTGTCTATCATAAGAATATTCTTTTTCTTCAAGTATTTTTTCAATTTGCTTTATTAAGTCATCTGACTTGCTAGGCACCTGAATAATAATAAGAGGATTTACTTGAATACCTAATTTTAAATATTCTTCTTTAATTGCTTTTCTTTTGTTTATTGCAAGTTCTAGTAAATATTCATGTTCATTTGAAAGAGTAGATTCATTAGAAACATTTTCATTTATATATAATGCTCTTGTAATTAGTCCGGCATTTATTACTTCTAATTCATCAATTTTAATAAATTCAGCTTCTTTATTAGTTTTTGTAGTAGCACTAACTCTAACAATATATTCAGGATTCATATATTCAATAATGGCTTCTGCTTTAACAGTTTTATTTAAATGTTCCTCATCAACTATAATAATAAATTTATAGCCATTATTATGTGCCTCATGAACTCTTTCATATAAATTTTTTCTTTCTGCTTCTTTTAGGGCATTATTTCCTTTTTTGGTAATTGTTTCCCAATTTATAAATGCCGTGTCTTTGGCATCAAAACCTTGAAGTAGCACATCTTGAATATTTTTAGTATTATGATGTGGTAAAAATTTAACCATTTTCTTTCTGCTTTGTTCTTCTAAATCTCCTTTACCAGGAGTAAGCCAAACAAATATTACTTTATTATTTTCTTTTAAATATTCTTCAATGTATGAAAGTAAAATAATTGTTTTACCACTACCAGTAGGGGCTTGTAATAGTACTTCCTTTTTACTACCAATAGAAGTAGCGTCCAATAGTTTATTTACTGTATTTATTTGAAAATCTTTTAATTTAATTCCTTGCATTATTACATTACCTCCATAATTTCATCTTCAAAGTAATATTCTGGTATTATATATACTTCAATATTATTATTTTCAAAAATATTTTCTTGTTCACTTGTCAAAAGAATGTCTGATGAAATATAAACTTTTTCACATATCTCTAATTCATTTTCATTAGTACTGAATTTATCTAATTCATCCTCATTTAAGTAAACTCTAATTTTATTATCATCAATCTCGATTCCGTTTTCTAACTGAATAAGATTTTTAATGTTTATAAGCAAATTGTTGTGTAAATCTTCTGTTTCAGTATTTATTCTTGGAATATAAGCGCAACGATAGTATTTTAGATTTGATTTTAAAGGATTATATTTTCCATATCCAGTTATAACATTTTTAATTCGTTTATATGTTATTTCTTCACATATATTATTTTCATTATTAGTACATAAAATAAACTGGCGTTTTCCATTATCTTCTTTGTTCAATTCTAATACTGCTTGAGCTGTTGTACCAGATCCAGCAAAAAAATCCAAGATAACAGAATCTTTTTTAGAAGCAATTTTTAGCAATTGTTTAATTAAAGATTTTGGCTTTGAAAATGAGAAATCAATTTTAAGATTTCTTAAATCATCAGCTGCGTCTTCATTAACACCAACATTATCAAACCAATTATTTGCAACTTGACCATCAGAATCATCTAAATATATTTTTAAATAAGGCGTTCCAGTTTCAGTCCAATAGATTTCTCCATTCCTATTTTTTTTCTCAAAAAATTCTTTGTTTCTTATACTTTTAATAGTTTTTTTTATGCCGTTGGGGGATATTATTTCTAAAATATTTTTACCTCTGGTATTATCTACAATTGTTCCTCTTCTGAATTTTCTTCCTGTTTTTTCATCAGTGTATCGATATTCTTTTAAAGCAGTTGACTTTAAATCTATTTTATTAAAATAGTGAGTATTTTTATTTTTTGTATAACATAATATATATTCTCCAACAATAGCTAGTTGTTTTGCACTATTATTTTGTGACTCACTTCTTTTCCAGTGAATCGAAGTTACAAAGTCACTTTCTCCAAAAATATCATCACATAATAGTTTTAATTGTGCAAATTCGTTATCATCTATACTTATGAATATGGTGCCATTACTTGAAAGTAATTCATTGGCAATTTCCAATCTTTTTTTCATGAACGATAACCATTTTGAATGTCTGTAACTGTCTTCTGAATCTACATAACAATCATTATATACAAAATCTTTATTTCCAGTATTATATGGAGGATCTATGTATATAACATCAATTTTTTCTTTATAAGTTTTTTCTAATAAGTATAAACTGTGAAGATTATCTCCCTCTAATAAAAAGTTAAATTTTCCATTTGGATTACTTATGATTTCTTTATCCTTAATTTCCTCGAAAGTAGGAATTTGAGTTTCTAATTCCTTATCAACACGCTCTTCGTGCTCCTCCCAAATAAGCCCGTATTTTTTCTTAGTCAATTCATTTTCAATCATAGATAGATTTGTTAACATTTTTTCATCAGTAATATTCTTTTTTATTTCGCTAATTGTATTTAACATTTTTTCTCTTCTAATTTTAGAAAGGTTAGTTGTCTCCATTATTTTCCTCCTTTGATTTTATTTCTACAACATCATTTAAAGTACATTTTAAAACATCACATATTTTAACTAATGTTTCTAAAGGTACTGATTCATTTCGTCCCATTTTTGCCATAGCATTAGTACTAATTTTTGCTTGTTTGCATAGTTCTGTTTTATTAATATTTTTATCAATCATTAACTTCCATAGTTTATTATAATCTAATATCATTTTTAACCTCTATTCATTTTTTTGTTACATATTTATTTTAACATTTTATCTTTCATATATCAAGTAATCCTTGAAAAAATCAAGGCAGTGTTTTTTTTGTTTATGGAGTTTCTATTTTGAGGTAAAGGGGATGGGAATTTCCCATATACGAATTTGTATGGGAGTACAAATTCAGTGCTGGCTAGACATATATTTTATTCCCATATTCAAGAAAAATAAAAAGAGGATTAAATTATTTTGATAATTTTTTCCTCTTTTTTAAAGATTATTTATATAAAAACATATTCATTTAAGACAATTTCTTCTGCTGTATTTTTATAGTTGTTCATTAATTTTGTCCATTCCAATGGATTTAATTCTTTGCTTTTTTCAGACAGTCTTTCATCATTCTTAATATAATTTTCCATTAGTTCTTTATAATAATTTTCACAAGAGTCACTGACTAAAAGAAGATGATGAGTTAATTTATTTGTCATCAATAATGTCTCATAAAGTGCTTGCTTGTTTTGTGCAATAAAGTGTAATCTTAATATTCCATATCTTCCAAGCCTTCCATAATTTTCGCCTTTTTCTAAATATAAATCTGGTAATAAATAATCTCCTTTTCTTGTATAAGTAACTTTCATTTTTATCCTTCCTTTCTTTTTTAAATAGTATTAATTAGTTCATTTTTAGGTACTAATATTAAAATATCTTTAATAACATCTTTTTCAGTATATGGACAACTGATAATGCCATCTATATATAAATGTTCTTGTGATTTAGTAATAAATTCTTCTAAAAATTTATTAGAATATTCTTTGTTTTTCATCTTCATAATTGATAAAATATCATAATTCAATTCCATATTTTTTAACTCAATTTCATCAATTTCTTTACGAAATTTAATTCCAATATTATTGTCATTCATAGTAGTATTAAGATATTTTAAGTATTCTTTACTGCTTTTACTTATAAATTCATCTGTGAATTTTATATCTTTAATATCAATATTGTAGTTTTTATCACGTTTAATTTCTATCATAGATATAAGTCTATGAATCATATCTCTTTTAGCTTCTCTTGATAACAAATCATAAAGAAAAACAAATCCAATATTTTTAATATTAGTAAAAAACAAAGTGTTATTTTTCTCAGTACAATCTAATTTTTTAACAAGTTCTATTGTATATTCCTTAGAATTATTATCTGGATCAAGTCTTACTTTCTTTTGATTTAGTTTATTAATTTCCTTTTTGATAACATCATTTTTATGATTAATTGTTTCGATATCTAAATTAGAACTTAAATATAAATCTACTAATCTTTTTTCCTGTAATTTTAATTTTTCGATTGCTTTTTCTATATCTTTTACATCATCACTTTTGGAAGAATTACAAGTTATAATTTCATTATCCATAGAAAGCATAAATAGTGTTAATTCTTCTAATACTTGTTTTAATTTTGTTTCTATTTTTTCAGTATTATAATGAAGTCCAAATCCACTACAATTATGATTTTTACATCTTAAATGGTAATAAACTTTTTGCTTTCCGTTAGGATATTTAAAAGATTCTGATGATGACATTATCTCACCACAAATAGGGCATTTTACTAAACCAGAAAACAAATGAATATATTCTCCATAGTTAGAATGTTTGTTTTTTACTAAAACATTTCTAGTAGCATTCCATGTTACTTCATCAATAATTGGTTCACAATAATTTTCAACTCTTAAAATATCTTGTGGCTTTCTTTTATATTTTCCGTATTCAAAAACTCCAATATAAATAGAATTAGAAAGTATTTTATAAACTCTATCAGATTTCCATTTTCCTTGCTTTAGATATGCATTATTATCTTTCATAATAGTAGCAATACCTCTTGTAGAATTGCCTTGTTTGCATAATTCAAATATTTCTTTTACAACTTCTGCTTCGATAGGTTCTACTTCTAAATGACCAGTTTCCTTATTTCTAATATAACCATAAGGTGCTTTGCTAGGATGAATACGTTCTAATGCCATTTCTTCCATAGCACGTTTAGTTCTTGCTCCAATCTCTTTTCTTTCTCTTTGACCAAATACTAAATTCATTCCAAAAATCATTTCACCATTAGCAGTAGACACATCATAAGGTTCGAGTATAAGTTCTATTTTAACATCATGTTCCTCACAATAATTAAGTAGCCAAAAACCATCATAATTATTACGAGTAAGTCTATCAACTTTAATTGCAACTAATTTATCAATCTTTTTAGATTTAATATCTTTTAATAATCTTTGCATTTCGGGTCTCATCAAATCTTTTCCAGAATGTCCAGCATCATTATAAACATCAACAATATTATATTCATTCTTTTCACAATATTCTTTAATCATTCTAAGTTGTGAATCAATAGAATAACCATTATCTCTTTGGTCATCAGTAGATACTCTTACGTAAATACCACATCTCATAGTTTTCCTCCTTTCATTAAATTTCGAGAAATATTAAAATACTTCTCATATGTTTCCTCACTCAAACACTAAATATCAGACACTAAATTGAAAATTTTTAATATTTTTTATTAATTTTTTCAATTAGAGTGAGTTTTACGAAGTTAAATTTAATATATTTCTCTATATGTTTCCTCACAAATAAGCAAAATGTATAGTCTAAAATTAAAATTTTTTCAAAAATTGTGCAATTTCTTTAAAATTATACTTTTGATTATGTTCTTTAATATAAAAAGGCTTATTTGATATTTCATTAACTTTGTATTCTAGTATTGTAAGAGTAGTAGGATATGTAATCTGGTATTCAGTAGGTATTACTACTTGTAGGTTAGTGTGTAAAATAGTTTTAATTTGTCCTAATTTAATCTTATATTTAGATTCTTTTAAGATGCCGGTTAAATCTTTATTAGGTTTTAGATTTTCAATTACTTTAAATTCAAACATGAAAAAAGTCCTCCTTTCTAAAAAGAGAACTTTTTAAGTTTTATATAAAATAAAAACTTACGAACAATTAAGTCCGTAAGTTGATTTCAAATGGAGCGAGTGGTTAAGTTATTTCAAACTTTTTCTCACTAATTAGGAATTAATACTATAAAAGTACCAATCTCTAATAATATTTTAACATAAATATCTTTTTATTCAATACTATTTTTAAAAAAACTCGTAAATTTTTAGACTAAATGCAGGTTTATGTGAATTTATTTAGTTTATTAGACTTATTTCTGGTTTTTAATGAAAAAACTGCAATAAGTCTTTTAATTTATATCAATAATGTTTAAATTATTGCACGCTAAAACTACGGAGTTATTTCCGCTTTTCATACTTATTTCCGTTTATCTAAATTTATTTGTATCATGAACCCACTAATGTGATTTGTAAGGCTTGCGTCAGGATTATTAAAATCCTTACGCAAAAAAGCCTATCACATCGTGCCTAATACAAATAAATTTAACAATTATTATAACTGTTAATATTAGAAAATCAATATCAATACTTATATTTAATTTAGGCAATATTGTCAAACTTATTGCAGTTTTTTGTTTAAAACCGGAAATCCAAATGAAAATTCACGATTTTTAAAAAAACTTCGCAAAAAATATTCTCAAAATTAAGATTTTATGCTATTATAATACTTGCTTTTTAAAGGGGGAATTCTATATGTTAAATATAAATAACATTAGAGAGTTACTATCAAATATGACACAAGATATTAATTCTAATATCAAAAAACTAAGAAAAGCATTTGAAAGTTTAGAATATACAGATGATGATAATCAATCATTACTTCATATTTTAGTGGATAATAAATATGATGAAGAAAAATGTTTTTTGGCAATTCAATCACTTTTAAAAGTTGGACTTAGTCCTAATTTAGAAGCAGATTTTAATTACAATTTTATTCAAACTGCATTATATGCTGGTTATAGTGAAAAATTTATTTTAAATATTATTAATGAAGCATTAAAATACAATTTAGATGTTAATCACGTTGATAGTGATAAAGATACTATTGTTCATACTGCAATTTATAGTGATGATTATTTGGGAGAAGTTGAAAGAATATATGAACTATTGTGTTCAAATGGTTATGATTCTTCAAAAATAGATCATGATGGAAGAAATTTAATTGAAGCAATGATATTTCAAAAACAATATTCAGATTCACAAATAAAAAGATTTAAAAAACTATATACTTCTAATTTGGGTGAAAAAGAACAAGCAAAAATTATTGCTGATAACAATATACCAAATAAAATAGAAACATCAATTCCTGTTGTTCAAACTTTATCTGAAAAAGAAATATCTGAATTAGAAAAGTTCGGTAAAGTATTAAATAAGAAAAATTATGTAGTATCTCCCACAATTGAAAGGGAAAGAGAACTAAAAAATCTTATGATTACTTTAGCTCAAAATAAAAAAAGACCACTAATTGTTGGAGAATCAGGTGTGGGTAAAACTGCGTTGGTAGAAGAATTAGTTTATAGAATTAAAACAGGACAAGTTCCAAGATTTTTACAAGGTAAAATTATTTTAGAAGTTAATCCTAGTGAAGTAGTTGCTGGTTGTCAATATGTTGGGCAATTTGAAGAAAATATGACTAAATTGATGAAATTATGTGAAAAATATGATGTTATTGTATTCATAGATGAAATACATACAATATATGGAATTGGTTCTTCTAAAGGAAAAGATAGCGATATGGCATCAATGTTAAAACATTATATTGATAGAACAAATCTAAAGGTTATTGGAACTACTACTGAAAAAGAATATGATGAATTTTTTTCTAATGATGCACTTAAAAGAAGATTTGAAAAAATTAAAGTACAAGAACCAACTAAAGAAATTTTATATCAAATAATTGATAAAGTGATTAGTGATTATTTTGTAACAACAGGAATATTATTTGAAAATGACAATATAAAAAGTCAAATAGTAAGTATTATATTAGAATCTACTGAAAAAGGTCATAGAGTATATAATGATATAGTTAACAATCCAGATTTATCTATTTCAATTGTTGACAAAGCATTTGCTTTTGCTCAAGTATATGATAGTGAATTTATAACTCCAGAACACTTTATTGAAAGTTTTGAATATTGTGATCGAATTTATGAAACTTCAAGAAATCAAGCGATTGCTAGACTAAGACATTTAAACCCAGATATTTCTAAACCAACATCTAGAATATTAAAAATTGATTTTAATAAAAACAAAAAATAATAGAAAGGGGGATTTATCATGCCAGACTTAACTGATGAAGAATTTAATGCAATATTAAATGAATGTTTAAAAAATGCTATTCCTGTGACATTAAATACAAGTGCTGATGAAGAAGAAAAAGCACTTAAAATATGTGATGAATATATAAATAATGGTAATATAGATATGCATGATGTAAGTCCTCTTTCTATTTATTACATTATTAGTAAATTGCCAGAGGAAAGGCAAATAGAATTTATACAAAAAAATATTAATTATATAAAAGAAAATGATGAAGGTATATTTTTATATAATATGTTAGCACCAAAATCATTAGCTTATTTCCTTTCACCAAAAGTTTTGAAGGAAATAGGAAAATTAGATAGCGATTTGTTTAAAAAAATTATAGATGGAAATCAAGAAAATTTATTTCATGGATTTAATCACGAAGACTATATAGAATTTCATAATGAATTTTTTGATGTTATTTTAGAAATGGATAATAGACAATTTATTAATGCTATATATTCTCATAATAGATGTTGCTATGATAATAATCATGATATAAATGATATAAATCGTATTTTTGAATTACAGCGAATATATAATAAAGATTATATAGAATTTTTGTTAAAAAAATATAAAGGTAAAATTTCCACATTTACTTCAAATGTAATGTTGAGATTTATTACATATATTGAAGATCCGGATATCTATAAGATATTTATAAATGAAAATTATGATAAATTAAATGAAGGCTTTAAAAATATTGGAGAATATGAACTTAGTGATTATTTGAGTGAAACAGACGGCTTAAAACAAGAAATATTAATTCATACATTCTTTGATAATATTATTAAAAAGCAAGATATAAATAAAATAGTATTTAAGTTAAAACCAAACATTGTAATTGAATTGTATAATAAAAACAAAGAAATATTTAATACAATGAATCTTTCAGATTGGATTAAATTTTGTTCAAATTCAAGAACTTTTAATGAGGATTTTAAAAAGATATTAGATACATTTGAGATAAATGATATAGAATCATTACTTGATACTAATTTCTTCAATAATCATTGGTATAAACAAGATATAAAACCATTAAAATATATTGAAAAAAAATATAGAAAAAGCATAAAAACTAATGGTATTTTAGAACAAATTGATGAAACTACTTCTATTTTTTCAGAAAAGTATTTTAAAAACTTGAAAGAAATTAAGGATAAATTAAAAAATAACGATATTACCAAAAGTGATAAACAATATAAAATACTTTTATCTAACTTTATCTTGTTTTTAAAAAATCAAAATATCATAAATAATATTGAAGGCAATAATTTTAAAGAGATAGAGAGATTATTTTATAGAATTGTTATGAGAGTATCAATGACAATTGTTTACCAATTATCAAGCATTGAAGAAATAACAATATTTAATAGAATTGGTCATATTGATTTTGATGTAAAAGACTTTACAGTTGAACAATTAGAAAAATATAATGTTAAACAACATAAACAATTGTATAAGCAGTTTGAAGAAAGTAATTGGCATATTAGAGATTATAAAAAACTAATTTTAAAATTAATTTTTATGGTTGGATTTAATCATGCAAAATCACTATTAGAAATAGATGATACAATACCAGTGTTAGAGCATTTAGTTGGTAATGTAGATGTTAAAAATATTATATTAAATGAACAAGGAGATCCTATATTAAATAGTAAAATTATGAATTTATTATTTAGTGATAAGGATTATTCTAAAATAAAAGAAATGTTATCAAACAAAGATAATGTTTTATATAAATATTTTCCTAGAATATTTAGTGAGTGGGAAATGATTCAGATTAATGGTAAAGATAAAACATTAAATACTATAATAGACTTTTTAAAAAGTGATGAAATTTCAGTACCACCAGAATATTATAGATTAGTAGGTTTGTTTAAATTTATTGGTTGTAGTAATAGTGTTGTTAATGAAACTTTATCATTACATAATCAGATGTTAAATAGAACTGAATCTTCAATTCCAAGAATTGTTGGTACAAAAGATGAATATTCATATGAAATACTAAGATTAGATGATATGGAAGGTTTAGTCGTTGGAAATAAAACTGATTGTTGCTTTACCGTGTTAGGAAATGGATATTCTTGTTTAAAACATGCAGTTACAAGCAAAAATGGAAGAATATTAGTTATAAAGAAAAATAATGAAATTTTGGCTCATAGTTGGATCTGGAGAAATGGGGATTTATTATGTCTTGATAATATTGAAATTTCAAAAACGATAAGTCAAGTTGATTTCATTGAAGTGTATTTACAACTAGCTGATGAAATGATGAAAAAGTCTTTTAAAGAAGAAGGACTAGATAGTTGTATAAAAAATATAACCATTGGATTTACTAATTTTGATAAAAAAGTAAATGGTATAGAAAACTATTCATGTTTAATATCTAAAACTTGCGATTTAAAAGAAAAAAACTTTGGAGATAGATTAGGACAAAATAGAAAATTTGTAGACGGTTTACCACAACCCCTTGAAGAAGTAGGATATTCAGACTCAAAAAATGTTCAATATTTAATTAGAGGAAATGGTAATTTCAATTTAGGACAAATTTACCATAGTTATAAAGATGAAATGCCAGAGGAAGTTAAATGTATGCCAACATCTGATAGTAGAGTATTAAAGAAAAAATTTTAAAATAAAAATAACCCTAATGGTCATAACTAGACTACTAGGGTTTTACTTTGTATCTTTGTTCATTAATAGATAACAATAATGAATTAGTGGGTAAATATTATTAAATATTATATTTTTCATCTTTCAAAATCATCACTTTTATTATTTTGAATAATATCAATATCATTTTCATCAAGTATATCTTCATCATATAAATCATTTATGAAGTCATCATATTTATCAGAAGAGAAGAATTTGTTTTGTAAAAATTCTATAAACTTTTTCCATAGCTCTTTAAAGTGATTTAAGGTTTCTTGAAGCGATGATATTTTATCTTCTAACTCATCAATAGTTTCATTTGCCTCATCTAAATCATATTCTAATTCTTCAATTCTATCATCACGAGTTTTGATTTTCTTTTTCAAGTTTCTAACTTCGTTAGAGTGTTCTCTTAAATCATCTTCATATTTTTTTAAAATGATATTTATATCATTCGCATTTCGTAAATTAGAAGTAGTATTATTAGTTTGTTCTATATATTTTTTGATTTTATCAACATCTTCATTTGAAATAGAATAGTTATTTTTATTCATAATAGTAGGTTTTAAATTATCAATAATATCATTAATCTCACTAGATTTATTTTGCAATTCATCTGTTTTATTATTTAATTCTTTGAGTTGCTTTTTATATTTTACTTGTTCTCGTTTAAACTTTTTATATTCATTCATATTCGCAACATTAATATCAACATTTCTTCCTTCTTCTTTTGCTTTAAGAGTGTAGTTTAAATTATAAATTCTATTGAATGAATTAATACAATATTCTCTCATTTTATCTTGTATATTTACCAAACTTATTTTATTAAATACATCAGATTTACCAACTTGTTTTTCCAAGCCATTTTTCATTCCATCTTTAAAAGGTACTCCAACAATATGTAAGTGTGGACTAGATTCATCAAAATGAATAGTTGCATTTGATATTTTAAAGTTAGACACAACTTCTTCTAAATCTATTATTTGTTCTTTAAAAACTTCAACCATTTTATGCTTAAATTTATCATCTTTATCAGCCCAAAAGTCCATATCTCCAAGTTCAATAATTATTTCACAAGCAAGATCTCTTTTGTTATCATTTGAAATATGATTAAAATAGTTTTCTATCTTTCTATCATTTCTATTTTGTTTTTCGTTGTATTTAATTCGTGCATCTTCAAACAATTCCAAATATAAATTTTTTGTATCTTCTACAATATAGGAAGTTCCCTTTATTATGCAAATTAATTCTTTGTCATCATCATATTTCCTCAAATTATGTTTATCAACTTTTGATAATTGTTGATGATTTTGAATAGCATTATTATTAAAAGAAGTAGTGTTTGTTTCATTCGTTTTTGCTGTTCTTCTTGCTTTTTTTGATTTATTTTTATCATTACCTAAATGTAATGAATAAGATAATTCTTCCAAAAATTCATAACCTCCTTTGAAATAGAGCTACTTATACAATATCTATTGTATATAGTAGGGCAATTTTGCTTTGTCAAAATCTCTAACCCCCTATATATTTTGACACAAGTATCAAAATATGGGGGCTAAGGTTTAGGCAACCTTAGAATCCACCTGTCTTATTTCGTAATATTCCAAAACTTTGTAATGGAATAAAACTACATAAGACTTCTGATAAAATAATAAGCAGTGCTTATTATTTTATCTATGAAAATTATTTAAGTAATTACAAACTATCGTAAGCAATTATTTCATAATTTTATCAACAAACTTTTCCCACTTTCATTGAACAAAGTTCAACAAAACGTGTTCGTTTGTTTTTACTTTTTTTAGAAAAAAGTAATCAAAAAATCTTTTTTTGATTGATAACTTCAAAACGAAAAATGCTATTTTTGTTTTAAAGTTTTTCCATTATTGCTCTTACTTTTGTTAGTCAAGAATCAAGACAAGCAACTATCGTTGTTCTTGACTAACATTATCATTTTTCTTTTCTTCTTTATCAAATATAAATGTTCTACAATTTGTTTTCTCTGGTATAGTAGTAAATAAATCTTCTTTGTTATCTATCAAACTTTTTTCATCATTACCTAAATAGATAACACCTAGTTGAATTTTATCTAGCTTGTCCATTTTTTGATAATCTTCTATCGGAAATATTCTTACTATATTTCTATTTTCGTAATCATTAAAGAACATAACTTTATTATCATAATAGTAGGTTGCTTCAAAATAACCTACATTGTAATATTGTCTTAAAGTAAATACTATTTCGCTAACTTTTTCTATGGGTAGATATTCACTAAATCTTAATTTTGTAACAATATTACCTAGAATTGCATAATCAGTTCTTGCAAGAAATCCTGCATCATATAATTTATTACATGGTTTGCACATACTTTCTCTAAAATAAACTTCACCGAGTCTTACTTTATTATTTGAGTAATATTCTAGTTCAACATAATCAACATATCTCATAATTAAATCTGCTTTTTCACTTCTATCATAGTCTTTCCACATATAAGAATTTTCTTCATATTCTTCTGGGTAAACAAGTTGGTTTATATAATCTAAATCTCTTTTGATTAAAATATCTTCTGGTGTAAATTTTAACTCATCACATAAATTACATTCTTTAATTTTTTCTTCTAGATTTTTAATTGTACTTTCAACAATTTCTTTTTCATTATCATATTCTTCAATCGTAAATGAACCATTAATATAAGCTTTTCTAATTCTCTCAAATTTGTTATTTTGCTCATTTAGTTCTTTTACTAATTTGTCTTTTGGATTATTTAGTTTTGTTTTTATCATAGGTAGTAAAGTTTGATTAACTACTGAATCATACTCTTGAATTTCATTAATAAAATTATCAAATTCTTTTTCAATATCAGTTTCTTTAATTGAAATTTTACAATCATGACATTGATAGTAATAATAGATATTTCCATTTTTCTTTCTTGTTGCATTACCACCTAATATTCTTCCACATTTAGGACATTTTAATTTTTGTAAAAATAAGTATTCTTTATCTCGTTTATAATTTCTTGCATTCTTTTTCTTTTGCACTTGGCATTCTTCCCATAATTCTTTTGATACGATTGGCTCAACAACATTCTCATAATAAGTAGGATTATTAGTTCTTTTACCATGGACAAAATCCCCTTTATAAATTTCATTTTCTATTATTTTTAAAATAGTTCCATCACACCAATTTGTTTTACCAAATACTTTTTCTTCATTATATAAATTGCTAATTGTTTGATAAGAATTACCCTCATAATATAAATTAAATATTCTCACAATTTGGTCTTTCGTTGCTTCATCTACTACTAGTTTTTTATTTTCATGTTTATAACCAAAAGGGGCTTTGTGTGGAATATTACCAACTTTGATAGCACCATCAAGTCCCATTTTAGTTCTCTCACTTGTTCTTTCAATTTCATTTTGCGAAACAGTTGTTAAAAGTCTTGCAACCATTCTACCATTTGCATTTGTTGTATTTATATCATCATTTGCACAATCTAAGTAAGCATTGTTTTCTTCTAGAAATTTCATTATATCTTCCATATCATAAACACTTCTAGTTAATCTATCTAGTTTTAGTACAACAATCGTATTTACTTTTTTCTTTTTTATATCTTCTTTTAATTCTTCAAATGCTGGTCTATGATTTCCAGTTTTTGCACTTATTCCTGCATCTTTATAAATCTTATAAATTTCATAGCCTTTATACTCACACATAGCACGAAGTCTTTTTTCTTGTTCTGATAAACTAAAACCTTCTCTTGCTTGATCTTCAGTACTAACCCTTATGTAGATTCCAGCGACTTTCTTTTCTTCATTCATAAACTTTAATCCTTTCTTATTCTTCATCAAAAAAGAGGCGACAAAGACACTTTAAATTTGTTTTATGTCTCTGACACCTCTAATAATAATTAAGTTGTAATATTAAATTTGTTTTATATTAACCCCTCAAAAACATAAAACTTCTTTTATTGCTTTCCTATTATAAAGAGTTTGTAGTTAAAGTCAAGACATAATTACCAAAATTTACCTATTTAAAGGCTGCTTTAAGAGAAGTTAGTACAAATACTTATATTTTAGTTTAGTTGTTTTATAATGGCTTCTAAATCTTTTAATTCTAGCCTTTCTGATAGATTACCTACATATAAAGTCTTAGAGTAGTTAAAAGCAAGAAATGTTATTCCTTTAATAATAATTCTATGTGGTTCTACATAACTCAAATTCGTGCGAGTAATATTACGAATATTACCATTAATAATAGTAGGTTTTGTATTACAAAAATCACATATAAATTTTATTTTCCTTTTTAACTCTTGCTCAATTTCTAATTCCTTTGTAGTAATATTAATCATTTAAAACCTGTCCTTTCCAAACTTAAACACTAAAAAAGTACCAACTTCTTTTGAAATTGATACTTATGTATTTTAAGTCCTAAACTATAAAAGTTCGGACAGATTTCCCAATGGAGCAAGTGAGCAGAATTATTTTTATATAATTATTACTTCTTATATCATTGAAAAAGCCCGTATATATGCCAATATTAATATAATAATATTGTATAGTTTTTCATAAAAAATTTTGTTTTAAGACCTAAATAAGACCTAATTTTTATAAATTATTTAACCTTTCTATTATTATTTTTTTCTTTTCAGGAAACATATGGTAATAAGTTTCTTGAACCATTTTAACCGTATCACCAATTCGCTCGGCTACATCTTTAAAATCACAACCAATATCAACTAGTAGACTTACATGACTATGTCTAAACCCATGAATGGTAATTCTTTTTACATTTGCAATTTTTATGTATTTGTCTAATTTGTTTCGCAGTGTTGTTATTGCTAAATATTGAAAACCACCAAATACATACCAATTATCATTAAATCCGTATGTTTTTTGCTGTTCTTTTTTGTGTTCTAATAATTCATTTATTAAATTATCACTTAAATCTAATGTCCTTATAGAGTTTTTTGTTTTGGGGCTTACTATTATGGAACCTTTTTGAAATGATTCTTTGCTCATTGATTTGGTTATGCTTAATGTTTTTTTTGTAAAGTCTATATCGTTCCAGTTTAAAGCTCTTAATTCTCCTAAACGAACACCGGTATAGTACAAAAATTTAAAAATTACACTGTAATAACTATCATCTACATTTGCAATAAATTGATTATATTCATTATATGTCCAATAATTTTCTTTAGATGTATCATTTTTTATCGGAGAATCATCTCTTATTTTTACTAAATAATTAGCAACTTTTATATCAAAGTTATAATATATATTAGAATATGTTAAAATTTCTTTTAAAAAGGTAATTATTGAATTTGTTCTTGACACACTTAAATTACTTCTTATCAAAATGTTTTTCCATTCTTGTAAACTTTGAATTTTTATGTCATGTAGTTTAAAATTACAAAAATATTTATAAATATATTTTTTCGTTGCTTTTTCTACACCATAATATGTTGTTATTTTAATTTTATTTTTTTTGAAATCTAGCCATTCATCACATACATGTTTAAAATAGATATTTAAATCTATTTTGTCTGTTGTTTTAATTTTTCTTAAGAAGTCATGTTCTTCATCTGATGCTATACTTTTAGTAGGATAAAGTCTACTTTTTGTCTGTTTCCTTTTACCATACATATCAGTATAATAACATCTGTAATACCAACTATTTCCTTTCGTATCCTTAATTACTTTTCCATTTTTGCCTTTTTTTTGATAAACTGGCATTTTTGCCACCTCCTATTATTTACTTTTATTATTATTTTTGTTATAATAAGAGACATAGAAAAATCCTAATTTCGAGATTGTGGTTTTTTCTTAGGAGTTCTATGCTCCGTACCCTTACTCTTTGCAGAGAGTAGGGTTTTTTTGTTAATATAATTTGTTTTTAACATTTATTTTGGCACAAGCATTCAATCTCATCAAGTAATGCTTGCCCATTAAGTTCATTATTATTTGTGAAGTTTGTGATATAAATATTTTCACCACAAACTGTATATTTTTTGTTTTCAATTTTATATTTATCTTCCTTATTATTTGCCATATTTGCAATATACAAAATAAAAAGTATTACAATTCCAGCAATGATGTATTTATCAAAATTGTCTTTCATTTATAGTCCCTCCTTCAATAAAATATTAATATATTCATTTGCTTCATCTTCATATTTATCTATATTAAAAGCAAATAAATCACTATCAGCTTGATTTAATTGATTTAATTCAATATGAGCAAGTTCGTGAATTATAGTTTTTTTTCTTTTATAATAGGAAAGATTTTTATTTATTAAAATATCATAAATTCCTTTATAACAATGAACACAACCTCTAATTCTTATGGGCATATCTATATAAGTTATAGTGGCATTATAATAATTTAATATTTCCTCTTGACCAATTACCCCTTTAAGTAATTCTTTAATCATTTTCTTTTACACCTTTTTATTGTCCCTTTTCTTCTAATTGTTTATCTATAAGTTTTCTTCTTTCTATAATCATATTACGCATAAACTCTTTATCTGTATCAGATAGGCCTTGATAAGCGTCTAATAACATTTTAATATCATCTTCTTTACAGTTGTTATTTGAGTAGTCTCTTGATATGATATCCATGTTTACGTTAAAATAATTTGCAATTTCTTGAATTTGTTCAATTTTTGGAGTTCTTAAGTCATTTTCCCAACAACTTAACGTTGAACGAGGTATATTCAATTCATCAGCAAGTTCTTGTTGTTCAATACCTTTTTTCTCTCGCAAGTATTTCAAATTTTTTGAAAAATAATTTGTCATATAATTTCCCCTTTCGTATTAATTATAACCCATGTTTTTTAAAAATTCAACATTTTTTGTTGCAAAATGCAAATTTAATATTGACAAGTTGCAAAATGCAATGTATAATACGGGTAGATAGGAGGAAAAAGAATGAATAAGATTTTAAATGATAGTTTATCTGATTATATCAAATTAATTAGATTTAAAGCTCAAAAAAGTCAAAAAGAAGTGGCAAAAGAACTGAATGTTTCAAGAAATACCTATTCGATTTGGGAAAGAAATCCAGTTCAGTTAAAATTGGATACTTTAATTGAAATTGGAAATATTTTAAACAATGATATCATTATTTTTTTTAATCAATATGTTGCAGAATGCAACGAAGAAAATTAAAGAAAGGAGCAAGTAATGGGAACAAAAGTAGATGTAGGCACAAATAAGATGGTAATTATGGTAAACCTAGAAGAAGAAAATATAACATTAAATAAATTAAAACAAAAAATAATTAATATGTTATACGAAAAAGAATTTTATGATAAAAAAGATATTGAACTAATTAAAATATTATTTGAAAAAAAAGACTAGATACTGGGAATATCTAATCTGTAAAATTAATTGCACTTTTCAGAAATTGTATTTATTGCTTTTACGACACTATTGATAACAGCGTCTAATGAAGAAGTATTAACATATCCTTTTTCAATAAGAGCAATAACAATATCTTTAATTTGTTCACTTGTCAATTTTATTCCTCCTTTCAAAATTATATTTTAAAGGAAGAATAAAGAAAAATCAAATAAAAGCAACTGCAATTGCTAAAAAAAACACAATCTCGAAAAGGAGGGAAAACTAAATGAGAAAAAAATATTCATCTCCTCTAACTGCACAAGAAATATTAGATGTTGTTAATTCTCAATGGGCAACTAAAGATGTGATTATGAAAATTGCATGTGTTGGGGAAAGAACAGCTCAAGAAATATTTCAGGCAATTGAGGAGCAGGTATTAAATTCTGGATATAAACTACCACCAAATTTAGTACCAATGGATAAAGTTGTTGATTACTTTAATATCAACATTAATTACCTAAAAAAAGTGAGTAAATAGAAAGGAGAAATAGCATGAAAAAAATTAGGTTAAGAAAAGAAGTAAAAGATTATTTTAGTGAACGTGCTGGAGCAATATTTTTCTTAGTAGTAGTAGCAATAATGACTTTTCTAGTAACAAATTACACTAATTTTGAGCAAGAAAAAAGCACTAATCCAACAACTTTTCAAACAGAATTAGTGCACAATAATTAAATTTTTAAAAAAATTTAACTACTAAATTATAGCAGATTTTTACAAAAAAATCAATTACTGGAGGAGCTTTTATGACATGAACAACGGATATGTAAAAATACACAGAAAATTATTGAGTAATCCCATTGTTATGAAAGATTGTGAGCATTTAGCCATATGGGTATATTTACTATTACATGCAACACATAAAGAAATGAATGTAATATTCAATGGCAAGAAAATTATGTTAAAGTCAGGGCAATTAATCACGGGCGCTAGAGCAATAGCTAATGATTTAGAAATAAACAAAGACAAAGTGCAACGCGTTCTAAATGAGTTCAAAACTGATACACAAATTGATACACTGGCAAGTCCTAAAGGTAGGCTTATAACCATACTAAATTGGGAAAAATATCAAAATTGTGATACGCACACTGATACACAATTGATACACAACTGCGACACAACTGATACACAAGTGATACATAACAATAATGATAAGAATGTAAATAATGTAAGAAATATATATTCTACTCCTACTACTAATAAAGAAGAAATAAATGGACGATATGGGAACGAGAGAAACGGAGACGAAAATTTATTTGAATATGTAGAGAGAATGTTTGGACGAACTTTAAATCCAGCTGAATATGAAGTTATAAACAATTGGGAAGATAACGAGCTTACAAGATACGCAATAAAAGATGCAGTTCTAAATAATGCTTGCAGTGTTAAATACATTGAAAGAATACTAGAAAGGTATAAACAAAATAATTTTCAAAGTGTTGGGGACGTTTTGGAAGATAAAAAACAAAAAGAAGAGAAAGAGTTAACAGAAGAAGAAAAAGAAATCTTAAATTTCGACTGGTTAGGTTAGAAAGGTTTTTCATGAAACAAATGACAATTTATGATTATGAACCGGACAAGCCCGGTATAGTCACAACATATGAAACCAGGGGTAATTCAAATGAAAAGGTTGATAAAAAAATTAGATGTTCACAAATACTTGAGATTTTAGAAGAAAAAGGCAGTCTTACTGCAAAAGAAATAGCAGTAGAAATGTGTAAACGAGGATGGATACCTACAAGTGAAAGAAATTTTACAAGTCCTAGACTTACGGAAATGTTATATGCCGGAAAAGTTGAAACAGATGGTAAGAAAACTTGTCAATACACGGGAGTGAAGGTTGCAATTTTTAAAAGAAGGGAAATGAATAAAAATGATTTTTAAAAATAAGAAGGCAGAACTAGTAAAAGACAAGGCAATAGTTGAAATTGAAAAATGTGCCGAGCGAGTTTTAAAAGCATTAAATCTTAATTTTGATACAATGCTTGAAAGAAATGATTTGAAAGATAAGCTGAAAGATAAAAATATTGAAATATCTAATTTAAAAAAACAACTTGCAGATAAGTCTGATAAGATAACAAACTTAAATTTAGAATTAATTCGTACAAAGCAAGAAAGAGATGCACTATTAAATTTCTTAGATAAAGTAGCTATAGCATTTAAAGACACAAATGAAAATCTTGTTAAAGAAATAGAAGATTTAAAATCAGATAGATACCTTGTGGTTAAACAAAGAGCTACAAAAGCTACAACTCAAAAAATTGGAATAAAAAGTGGTACTAAAACTAGCAAAATTATAAAGAAAGTGAAGGAAGGATAATATGAAAGAAATAACTTTTAAAGACATACAAGAAGCAAATAAAACTATTAAAACTACTGATGTCAAAGGAAAAGATTATGCGGAAGTAAACCAAAGGATAAAAGCATTTAGAATGGTATATCCACAAGGAACAATTAAGACTGAGATGGTAAGCAACGTAAACGGAATTTGTATTTTTAAAGCTGAGGTGTTGGACCAAGATGCTAAAGTATTAGCAACTGGAACGGCATATGAAAAAGAAAATAGTTCTCTTATAAATAAGACTAGCTACATAGAGAATTGTGAAACAAGTGCTGTTGGTAGAGCTTTAGGAATGTGCGGTTTTGGAATAGACACAAGTGTTGCAAGTGCTGAAGAAGTACAAAATGCTATGGCTAATCAAAATAAAAAAAGTGAACCAGATTATAGACAAGAATTAATTAAGTATTGTAAAGAAAAAAATATTGATATGAATAAAGTTGCTAAAGATTATCAATTGGTAGGAAAAAAATTGAGTAATGATGATTACTATGATGTTCTATGTGAAGTGCAAAAAGATATGAAGGAGGAGAAGAAATAATGGATAATGATTTTTGTAGAGAAATGACTGAAAAATCTTTATCAAGAGAATTAGATAAAATATTGAAATATTACATGGTAGTTTATGATGAATATTATTCTACTGGTTCAAGAGATAGTGCATTTCTTAAAGATTTAATTGATGGAATACAAGGTATATCAGCTATATTAGAAGTTTATGTAGAACAAAAAGGAGTGCATCCAAGTTATGCAATAGAAAAATTAAAGTTTGCACAAAGTTATATTAATGCAACTTTAAGATATTTTGAAAGTAAGGAGGAACAAAATGCAAGCAGTAACAGTTGACAGAGAAAAATATATCGGAGGTTCTGATATTCCTATAATCATGGGAATAAGCCCATTTAAAAGTAGATTTGATTTATTGCTAGAAAAGGCTGGATTAAAAGAAAATGATTTTACTGGGAACGAATATACTGAGTACGGAAATGTAATGGAACCAAAGATAAGAGATTTTATCAATGAAAATAGAGAAGATAAGTTTGAAGAAGGTAAATATATTGAAAGTGATATAAGATGTCATACCGATGGAATAAATAAAGAAATGGTACTTGAAATAAAAACAACTTCACAAATACACAAAAAAGTAGAAGATTACAAAGTATATTTAGTGCAATTATTATTTTATATGAAGTATACAAAAAGAAAGCACGGGAAATTAGCAGTATATGAAAGACCCGATGACTTTAATGAAGAATTTGATGTTAATAGATTAATTCAATACGATATTCGATTAGAAGATTTTAAAGAATTAATTGAACAGATAAACAAAGCAGTAGACCAATTTAGAATTGATTTAGGAAAAGTTAAAGAAAATCCATTTATTACTGAAGAAGAATTAGTACCAGTAGATTTAACAGAATTATCTAATAAAATTGTAGTTTTAGAAAATCAACTAGTAGAAATGAAAAAAGTTGAAACCCAAGCTAAAGAATTAAAAACTCAATTAAAGAGTGCTATGGAGAAAAACAATATTAAGAAGTGGGAAACACCTAATGGGGTGAAAATAACTTTAGTAGCCGATGGTGAAGATAAAGTAGTTAAAAAGTTCAATGAACAATTATTTAAAGAAAACAATTTAGATTTGTGGGATGAATATTGTGAAGATACTATTCAAAAGGGTAAATCGGGTTATGTAAAAATTACATTACCAAAGGTGGCATAGATGGATACTAGCGAGTACTATGGAGGTCTATATCCAGACCCACATGAAGAAAAAGAAGAAAATAATTATGACGAAGATTTCTATGATGAAGATAGAGATTATGAATTAATGAAAATGGAGGAATTAGAAAAATGAATAAAGATTTGATAGATTTTTATGAAGAACAAAAAATAAAAATTCAAAGAGAGTTAGATGATTTACGAGAAGTAAATAAAAAAAGCCCTAAAAGAGAAAATAGACTAATCGAAATTGAATATATACTTGATGGTTTAGAAGCAAATAAAATAATAAATAATTTAAGAGAAGAAAATCGAGCTTTAAGAGTTAGATTAGCGAAAGAAGGTATAGAAATAGATGAATAAAGTAATATTATCTGGAAGATTCACAAAAGACCCAGAACAAAGAATGATGTCAAATCAAACAGAATTTTCAAGATTTTCGTTAGCTTGCCAAAGTAGTTTTGTAAATAAAGACGGAGAAAGAGACACAGAATTTATTAATTGTGTTGCATTTGGTAGAACAGCAGAAACAATAAACAGATATTGTAAAAAAGGTGCAATGATAGTAGCACAAGGCAGAATAAAAAATAGTAGTTATGATGCACAAGATGGTACTAAGAGATATACAACTGATGTAGTTATAGAAAACTTTGAATTTGCGGGTAGTGCTCAAAATAAAAATGGACAAGCCCAAGTACAAAATACTCCAGTTTCTCAACCAGTTACAGTTTCAGCCCCGTATTCAGATTTTGCTAATGAAGTTACTATTAGTGCGGATGATTTGCCATTTTAAAGGAAACTTATGATTATAAAAGGGAAACCTAGAGAGCTATCTACGTTACTATTCACTTTAGATCAAGACAAAGTATATGAGTTAAAAGAGTACAAATCTTTAAGAGGAACACAAGCAAACAAATACTTCCACAAGTTAGTAAACGAACTAGCAAAATATAATCGGGGTATAGGATTTGCGATATCAGATGAAGAAATGAAAATTGAAGTTAACATACAGTACGGAACTATTGCAACGGATGTGAACGGGAATATTTCTGGAGCAATGGTTCCTACTGGAACTGACATGAAAAGTTTTTATCCTTATGCCAAAAAATATAAAAGCGATAATAAATATGATTATTACATATTTTACAAAAGAACACATGAGCTAAATACTCAAGAATTTACTCAACTAATCAGAGGTGTCGAAGTTTTATGCAAAAATGTGAATATTCCAACATTGGATGATTTAGAATTTGAAAGAATAATGCAAGAATATGAAAAGGAGTGTAAAAAATGCAAGCAGAAATAATGTCAATTGAAAATGCTGAGAAGTTAGCTGATTATCCAAAACAAGTAGAAAGAGGTAACTATTGGAAAACAGAGTATGACAAAGTGGTAATTATGCTTCAAGAAAGAGAAAAAAATTATCGTAAAACGAATGCTTTAAAAGATAAGAGAATTAGAGAGCTGGAACAACAATTGTATAGCAAAAAAAATACTCAAGGAGATTTATTCAAATGAAAGACAGAATAAAAGAAATCAAGTATGAGATGTATCTTATAAAAAGAGAAATGCTTGAGTTAAAAAAAAGACTGATAAATCTAAAATCAGAATTAAATAGTCTTAACGAAAGTCAGACTAGAACTAGAAAATTAAATAATAAAAGAAAATAAAAAATAAATCAGGGACTAATTTCTAGGCAAACAAACATCTCTCATAACTCCTTTCAAATTTTGCCTAGAGACTAGTCCCTGATAAAAAGAGGAGAAATAGGAATATGGATAGAAAAGATATATTTATGAGTGTTTTTAAGTCAAAAATAGGTTATTCATTTACTTGTAAAGATTTGGCTGAATTTGAGGCAATAATAGATTTTTATGAAAACAAGCAAAAAAAACAAAAAGAAGTTATTGATAAAGCAATAGAATGCATTAATAAACATGATGATGGTTGTTATACTGATATAACTTGTAAATGTAAAGTAGCAGAATTAAACATAACTAAATTATTAGATATATTAAAAGAGGTATCGGAATGAGTAAAATTTGTGGATATAGTTGCGAGCACAATAAAAGCGGTGTTTGTCAAATAACAGGATGTAGAAAAAAATCATATATGTCAGATAAAACAGAAACAGAATTATTTAGAGAAACTTGGTACGATATAAACCAAATAAGGCAATTACAACAAGAAAATAAACAACTAAAAGATAATTGGAATGAATTAAAAGAAATAGCGAAAAGTCAAAGTGGGTTTAAGAAACGAGCAGATTTAAAAGGTGGATTATGGTTTGAAGTTGATGATTTATTGGATAAAATGCAAGAACTAGAAGGAAGTGATAGAAATGAATAAAGAAAAGGCTATAGAATTTGCTGGTTTAATGGAAGATTATTTAAATATACCAAGTTTTGTGTGTGAATACATAGAACAAGCATTGATTAGTGGAAAATATGAGGAAGTCATTAATTATATACTTCAAAGAAGAAAAGAAATGGAAAAAAGGAAGTGATGCTAATGAATAAAATAAAAGAAAAATTGGCGAGTGTATTCATTCCTAAGAATAGTTCTTATTGCCATCATAATTTTAAAGTTACAAAATTTGGTTATTGCGCTAAACCCTGCATATTCTGGCGTTGTAAAAACGGTATAGAATATTGTAAATTGCTAAAAAAAGAATTATCTATTCAAGACCAAGTGAAAGATTGTGGTATTAATGATTGGAGTGATATAAATGAATAAAGATGTAGAGCAACATTTAGAAGAACTAATTGAATTTTATAAAAATACAAATATTAGTGATATAGATTATCTGAAAAAATTATTTGTGCGTAATTTAGGTGATGTAAAAAGAAGATATGTAAAATATGATAAGCCTAGAAAAGAAATAATAAAAAAGGCTTTAAATAAAATAGATAATATTTTCAATGAAGGCAATGATGATACTGTAATAGATGACTTATTAGAATTAGAAAACATACTTGAAGGAAAAGATGGTAATGAAGAAAGTGTTTAATGAAAATAAAAGATGTTTGCACTGTTCTGGAACTTTAGTTGCATCAACAGGATTTTCGCCATCTATAATATTGCCAATTAAAAATGATGTTATAAAAGTAAGACTTCATGATTATGATGCAAAAGGAAAAGATATTATTTTTGACATAGCAGATATAGAAATTAATTTTTGCCCATTTTGCGGGTGCCAATTAAGAAAAAAAGTCGATTGGGACTTATGTGATTAGAAAGGAATAATAGAAATGAATTTAACAAAAGAAGATATTGAATTTATGAAAAATTATATAGAAATTCGAACGGATTTAGCTGATGTTGGCATATTAGGCGAGCAAGAAATCAAAATATGTAAATTATTTGTGAAAATATTACAAAGTATTGAAAGGAGTGATAATGATGTTAATTGCGATTGACTTTGCGGATATCTTTTTAATAATACTATCTATTATAGCTATAATAATGATTTTTATTGGATTAATAGAACAAATTTTAAAAAAAATAATAGAAAAATTCAAAAATAGAAAGAATAGAGGATAAAGATGAAAATAATTGAAAAAGGATATATTCCACCAGAAATTATTTACATTATGAAGTGTAGATATTGTGGTTGTAAATATACATATGTTAATAAAGATAAAATATATGATGAAACTGAATTTTATCCTTCACCTTTTGTAATTTGCCCACAATGCGAACTTGACAATACTATTCCATTTATAGAAAAGAAATATAAAGAGAAAGAAGAGGAAAATAAAATGAAAATAAAAATAATTGATTTATTGAATAAAATTGCAAATCATGAAGAAGTACCAGAAAAGATACGAGATGGAGTTTTTGATTTAACATTATGTAAAGGCAATAAAGGTTACCACTATGGCGGAAATACTACAACTTTTTTAAATAATGTTCTTGGTATGGAAAGATTAAATGATGAAGTAGAAATAATCGAAGAGCCAAAGAAGATAGAATATGAGCAAATCGAAACATTAACTTGTAATGAATATGATTTTGAAAAGAAAACTATTAATTCATTAATAAAAAATCAAAGAAAATTAATAGATGAAATTAATAAATTAAAGGAGAATAAATGACAGCACATACCTATTTAGACAAAGCAATAAATAAACAAATAGAAGAATTAAGGTGGAATAAATGCTAACACTACCAATTAAGAAAAAATGGTTTGACATGATAAAGTCAGGCGAAAAGAAATAAGAATATAGAGAAATTAAAGAATATTGGTTTACTAGGTTTAAAAATGAATTTGGTTCTATATGTGATGATAATTTAGTAATTCGTTTAGGAAAAGGTAGAGTTATATTTAAAAATGGATATCAAAAGAATGCACCAAAAATAATGTGTAAAGTTGATATAACTACAGGTTATGGTAAGCCAGAATGGGGAGCAGAACCTAACAAGATGTATTATGTATTAAAAATATTGAGTGTGGAGGAGATTAAAAAATGACCAGAGAAGAATATATAAATACATTAGAATTAGATAATGCAGAATTAAAAAAGGAAAATCAAGAGCTAAAATCTCAATTATCTGGTACTACACATTGTTTTGATGAAGAAGAACATCAAAAGTTAAAGAAACAACTTGAAGTAGCAGAACAACAATACAATGATTTAATTGAAGAAAAAGAAAACTTACAAGAGCAACTATTAATTAGTGCTTTACAATTGGAAGAATTGAAACTATCAAGAAGAGATTACACACAAGAAAATGTTTTAGAAGTGAAAATGACCAAGTTAGAAAATCAACAAAAAGAATTTATTAATTATCTTCAAAAAGAGATAAATCGATATACTGCTCATATAGATGCAATTAACAGTGCTGGCGTATCAATTTATTCACCTGATTATGATAATTCTAAACTGAAATTAGCTATATATAAAGAAATATTATTAAAATACATAGAAATAACTCAGACAAAAAATGATAAATTTGTCTGAATTGAAAGAAAAGGTGACAAAATGACTGATATTAATAAAATTGTGAAAACAACAAATTATACTTGCAATGGAAAATGTTCTGGATGTGGAGAGTGCTGTGGAGATATTTTGCATCTATCCAGAAAAGAAATAAAAAGAATAGCCAAATATATTAAACAAAATAAAATTGAAGCTACACCCAGAAATATTCTAGTAGCTTATGATAATACTTGCCCATTTAGAGATAATGCAAACAAAAAATGCAAAATCTATGAAGTAAGACCTGATATTTGTCGAGTATTCAAGTGTGATAAAACACCAGAAGATGTATTCAGAAACAGAGAATTTAATAATGAAAGAAAACTACCAAGAAGTATGCGAAACTTATTTTATGATGATAATTCTGGTGCAAATTGGGTATATGAGTTTTTGGGAAAAACTGTATATGATAAAAATGATAGATTGGTAGGAGTAGACAATGAAATTGATTGATTTATTAGGAAAATATAATTTTAGATATATTACACCAAATTGTAGTAGTGAGAATAAAAAATTAAATACTGATATAATTAGAATATATTACGGTGAAATGCTAGAAAATTGGTTTGAGTTTGGAATAGAAGCTTATTCTATGCATACAGTAGACTACATAAAAAGAATTATAAATAAAGAATTTTTAAATGCTGATGTATTAGATTTTGGATTAGAGCAAGAGCTAAACACAGTGTTTATAAATGTTGATGTGAGGTAAAAATGAATAGAAAAAATAAAATCACATTGGAGAGCTACTTAAAAAGTTATGAAGATATTAAAGGAAAATTAAAAGGTTACATAGATAAAGAATGCTGTAGGTGTGGAAGATTAAGAGTTGAAGAATTTAGCAGTGGAACACTAATATGTGAAAAATGTGGAACGGACCAGAAAACAAAAGAAATGTATGAAAATGAATATGGTTCTTGGAATGATTATGATAATTTTTAGGAGGCAAAAAAATGAATAGAGAAATAAAATTTAGAGGAAGAAGAGTAGATAATAACAAGTGGGTATTTGGAGAAATATTTTTAAGAGAACGACTTATGGCTAAATATGAAAATGAATATATGCCACCAAGGGAATGGATAGAAAAATACGCTCTTATCTATGAAGATAATGTAGAAAATCATAGCGAAGAATATCCAACAAAATTTATAGAAGTTGATATTGAAACAATAGGGCAATATACAGGTTTAAAAGACAAAAATGGTGTAGAGATTTATGAAGGCGATATATTAAGAGAATATTCAAACGAAATCGTAGATTGGGTTGTGTCATATAGCTATGGTAAGTTTATCGGAAGGATTTATGATGTTTGTTATGATTTAGATGAATTAGCCAGTCTGGAAGTAATAGGAAATATTTATGAAAATGCAAATTAATTGTGATAAGCCATTTTATTTAATTGCAGAATATTGGCTAGGCAATTTTCGTAGATTTGTTAAAATTGGTGATAACAAAGAAGAAATTGAGAAAATATTCGAAGAACAATATATGTGGAAAACTAATACTTTTGGAATAACAGAAGAAAGTCACGTATTGCTAGAAGTTAATGCAAAAGTAATTATGACAGACCAAGATTATTTAAATAAGTTAAAGGAGGAATAAAATGATAACTAAATCAATGAAAGAAAAATTAAATGAATTATTAGATATTCAATCAGAAGTAAGAAAACTCACGAGCGAAATAAAAGAATATAAAAACAAAGGTACCGAAGTGGCGTTTGTAAAGGGTTCGGCAAAGGATTTTCCTTTCAGTACACTACCTATGAAAGTTATAGCACAAAATCCAATAGTAAATGAAGAAGTAAATAGATATGTAGATATTTTAAGAAATCGATTAATAAAATTACTTAAAGTTCAAAATGATGTAGAAGAATATCTTGATACGTTACCTACGACAAGACTTAGACAAATATTTGAATACAGATATATTTACCGATACACGTGGGCAAAAATTTCTACATTAATCTATGGAGCTACAGAAGACTCTGTGAGAATGGAACACGACAGATTTTTAAAAGACAATGAATAAAAACAAAGTTTGTTCGTTTTGTTCGGTTTAGGTGTGTTATAATATGTAAAATGGAATAATTATATATTTCATTTATTACCTCACACGATTAGATTATTTTCTAATCGTTTTTTTAGGCGAATAGGAGGGTAATATGACATCTAAAGAGAAAGGTAATTTGGGTTTGATAAAAATAATAGCTAGATTTATCGAATTAGGATATGAAGTTTTTACTGAAGTTGGTGATAATTCTGATATAGATTTAATTGTAGTAAACGAAAGTCAATTATTAAAATTACAAGCTAAGACGACAGAAAAAGTCAAAAATGGTGCAATGATTTGGGAATTAGTAAAAAGCAGAATGAACTCCAAAGGTTATTACAAAAGTTTTTATGACAAAAAAATAGATGGGTTCGCGTTATATTGTTTAGAAAACGATTATGTTGGTTTTATTTCTCTTGATGATGTCTCTAATAAGTATGCCATAAGTTTTCGTTTGGATAAATCTAAAAATAACCAAATAAAAAAAGTGAAATTTGCAGAAGATTATAAAATTTAAATTAAACTATTTAGGCGAATGGTGAAATGGTTATCACGGGGTTCTTATACAGCTTTATTGTAGGTTCAAGTCCTACTTCGCCTACCATTTTTATAAGTAGCATATTGAGTAAATATAATATATAAGACTATACAATGAGTAATATTCCTGATGTCTTATAAAAGGTAAAAGCTAACGATGGTGACTTTGGAATGTGGTAATCCATCTACCCGTGTATATTTACTTGATATAGTGCTTATAAAAAGCACTAGTTATAACACAAGTTAGCTACTTTTTTATGAGTAGCATAGAGTAGATATGTATAACCCATAATTACTCTTTCAAGGAAGATGGGAAAGAGAAACCTAGTGCTAGTAAGCATATCTATTCTATGGTGCTTATAAATATTATGAGTAAGGTTAAAACCCTTCATGCTGGCTTTACAGTGTGGTCACCTATAAGGTGGTTGATTAATTATATTTAAAGCACTTAACAAAGCACTTGATATGTGATAAATAATTCTAGATATTGAAAAGCATATCATTTCATATACTTCGTAATTTATGTGGTATATGCGACTATCTTTTATAGATAGTTCACTAGTGATAAAAAGTTGATAGCTAGGTATGCCAAATCGGCACTGCATTCTATCAGGCTAGCTATAATAGAACAACTACATTATCATTAGTGAAGTGTTTATAAAATAGAAAGGAAGATGTAATATGAAAGTAATGATAAGTCAACCAATGAATGGTTTAACTAATGAAGGAATTAAAGCTGTAAGAGAAAAAGTAATTAAAGTTATTAATCCAGAATGGGAAGTATTAAATACTCTATTTGATATTGAATTTGATAATCCCATTTATTATTTAGCAAAATCAATTGAGAAATTAGCTGAAGCGGACGCAGTAATTTTTGTTCCTGGTTGGGAAAAAGCAAGAGGATGCAAAATAGAATATGAAATAGCCAAAGCATATGGAAAATTTATTTTGATTATGGGAGCATAAGAGCATGAAAGATATATTAGCAATAATACTAGTAGTAATCATGCTTTTATTTGCAATTATTACATCAGTTTTGGCAGCTCACAAAGAAGAAATTTGGGAATGTATCGAGTTTAAAGAAAGGGAGTGATAACTTGTTAAATGCTAAACAAGAAATGTTTGTTCAAAATCTTATCAAAGGTATGAGCCAGAGAGAAGCATATAAGAATGCTTACAAAGCAAAATACAAAGATGAAGCGATAGACAGTAAAGCATGTATATTATTTAACACAGATAAGGTTCAGGCAAGGTATAATGAGTTATTAGAAAAACTTCAAGATAAGAATATAATGACTGCTAAAGAAAGAATGATATGGCTTAGTGATGTTGTAAAAGGTAATGTTACGCATACATCTTATGATAGCAACGGAAACTCATACGAAAATGAAGCTTATATAAGCGATAAGTTAAAAGCAATTGATGTTTTAAATAAAATGAGTGGTGAGTATAAAACGATACTTACTGGTAATGTTGAAATATCTTATGAAGAAGCTTTAAGAGCTGTAAGTGATAAAGATGAGTATTAATACTAAGCAATATATTGAAAAATATCTCAAAATTAGAAATAAAAATGGTAATTTAGTAAATTTAGTATTAAATAAACCACAACAAAAATTATATAACATAATCAAGGAATTGAAAATTGCTGGAAAACCAGTAAGAATAGTTATATTAAAAGCTAGACAAATGGGATTTAGTACAATAGTTGGAGCAATTCTTTTTAAAGAAACTACAACAAAATTCAATGTAAATACTGGTATTATCACACACCAAGAAGATGCAACAAAGAATTTATTTAATATGAGTAAATTAATGTATGAATGTTTGCCACAAGAAATGAAACCGTCAAAAAAAGCTTCAAATGCACAAGAACTTATATTTGACAACGAAAGAGGCACAGGATTAAAAAGTAAAATAAGGTGTATGACAGCTGGTTCAAAGGGCGTAGGGCGTTCCTATACTTACAACAATCTTCATGCATCAGAATTTGCATTTTGGCCGGGGGATAAGAATGCTACGTTAGTTGGCTTACTTCAAACAGTTCCTTATTTGCCAGATACAGCAGTATTTATAGAATCTACTGCAAATGGTTTTGATGAATTTAAAGAAATATGGGACGGTGCAGTGAACGGTAACAATGATTTTGTACCTTTATTTGTAGGGTGGAACGAATTAGAAGAATATAAAATGCCCTATACTGGTTTTGAACTAACTTCAGAAGAAAAACAATTACGAACAGATTATAACTTATCACTAGAACAAATTACATGGCGTAGATGGTGTATAAGAAATAACTGTGGTAATGACATAGAATTGTTCAAACAAGAATATCCAATCTGTCCAGAAGAAGCTTTTATAAGTACAGGTTCTTGTTATTTCAACAAAGAAATAATTATGGGCAGAATAAATAAAATAAGAAATATAAAACCACTAAAAAAAGGGTATTTCAGTTATACGTTATCAAATAATGAAATATCAGACATTGAATTTATAGAAGATGAAAAAGGATTTATTGATATATTTGAGGACGCTTTAGATGGGCATCCTTATGTTTTAGGTGGTGATACTGCTGGCGAAGGTAGTGACTACTTTACTGGACATGTAATTGACAATAGTAATAGTAAGCAAGTCGCTAAGTTAAGACATAATAAAATAGATGAAGATGAATATGCTAGGCAAATATATTGCTTAGGTATGTATTATAATACTGCATTAGTTGGATTAGAAAACAACTATAGTACTTACCCAACAAAAAAATTAAAAGAATATAATTATCCTAAGCTATTCATAAGAGAAGTTGAAGATAACATAGCAGAAATCATTCAAGACAAATTTGGTTTTGTCACTTCTAAAGCGACAAGGCCTATTATATTAGCTGGATTAAAAGAAATATTCAGAGATAATATAGAATGTATAAATGACATAGATACTTTAAATGAAGCTTTAGTATTTATAAGAAATGAAAAAGGAAGAGCAGAAGCTTCTCCTGGAGAACATGATGACTTAATAATGGGATTAGCAATTACCTATTATATAAGAGAACAACAAGATTTTATTATTAAACAAGTTGTTAAAGAAGAAAAAATAGAATTGCCGTTTGCTCTACAGAGTGATTATGTAGAAACGGATGATATCATAGGATGGTGAAAAAATATGGAAATATTATATGGAATCGTATTATTGATAGTTTTTGTTGCAGGCTTTGGAATTGGTATCACAGTTCCTTTTTTTGTGAAAAAATATATGCAAGATATGTTGGATAAAATTAGTGCTGAAACAAAAATTGATAATAAAGAAGAAGATAAGCCTATAACAGTTCAAAATCTTACACAGGATATTAAAGATGAGTGGATGTTTGGATACACTTCAAGAAAAGAGGAAGGTGAGTAATCATGAATGAAAGCGAAAAGAAACCTACAAAAATATGGGAGCAATATACAAATGGGTTAAATTATCTGACTAGTAAAGGTTTAATAAAAATATGGGAAGATTGTGAAAACTTTTATGAAGGTAATCAATGGCCAGCGCCTACTAATAGAACCAAATCACTTCCGAGACCTATTTTTAATATATCTGCAATGATAGCTGATAACAAGAAAGCAGGCATTTTGAGTGGAAATGTCAAAATGATTTATAAACCAGCTGAGTTATATGGATATCAATTAGAAAAAGCAGAACAGGGAGCTGAAATATTTACCAGATTTGCCGAAAATTTAGTCAAAGAAGTGAAAGAAGAAGATTTAGATGACATAGCAATAGGATATACTACACAGTTAGGAACTGCATTTTATCATTATTATTGGGATGTGACTATATCTGGTGGATTATATGCTTCATACGTTGGTGCGATGAGAGCTGAAGTTATTCATCCAAGAAATGTTATTGTTAGTAATCCTACCGAAAAAGATATTCAAAAGCAAAAATATATTATTATCGTTTCTAGCGAACCGTTAGACAGTGTTAAAGAATTAGCAAAGAAAAATGGTGTAAAAGGTTATGAAAACATTAAACCAGATAATGAATTGCCGGAAAGTGAACAAGGACTTGAACAAGTTACAGTGTTAACTAAATATTCAAGACAAAACGGCAAAGTTGTTTGGGAAAAATCTACCAAAGAATATTATCTTCAAAAACCTACTTTATGGCAACCTGAAAAAGCCAAAGTTACTTTTGAAGATGAACAAGAAATTAACGAACCAGACAATCACACTAATTATACTTACACAAGAAAACAATTATATCCAGTATCAGTTATAACTCATAAAGAAAGAAAAAGATGTATATATGGTATTGGAGAAATTGAACAAGCAATACAAAACAACAAAGCGTTAAACTTTAATGTAGCGATGATGTTATTATCAGTTCAAGATACCTCATGGCCAAAAATTATTCAAAAAATTGGAGCGCTAGCAAATCAAAGCATTACAAATGAACCAGGGCAAATATTGACAGATTTATCCAAAACTAATGGGTGGGGTGTTAAATATCTTGAAACTCCATCATTTAATGCTCAAGCATTGACTTTAACGAATACGATTTTAGATATAACCAGAACTGTATCAGGTTCAACCGAAGTTGTAACTGGTGAAGTTTTAGGAGCAAATATGGCAGCTAGTGCTATTATTGCTTTACAAAATCAAGCTAAAAAGCCTATTGAAATGTATCAAAAGAAATTTTATAGATGTTATTCACAAAAAGCAAAAATATATGAACAATTCTTCAAGTATTATTATTCAGATGGTAGACTATTTGGTTTTGAACAAGATAATAATGTGTATGCATTTCAAATGAACGGTTCTGAATATGAAAATTTTGATTTTAATGTATCTGTAGAAGTTGGAGCGGGCGGAGTATGGAGCGAAAGCTTAGCTATTTCTTTATTAGACTCACTTAAAGCAGATGGTACTATAAGTCAAGATGCTTATATAGAGTTATATCCTGAAACGATAATGACATTTAAAGAAAAATTGAAGAAAATAAGACAAAAAGAAAAAGAAGAAGCTATGCAACAACAAATGATGCTAGCTCAAATGCAAAACGCCATGGTAAATCAACAAAATATTGGATTATAGGCACTTATGTGTCTTTTAATTTGTCTTTATAACTAGACATTAAAGAAGTTAAATAAAATTCGCAGGGAATAGCGTAAAAATCCAAGGAGGAAATATGGAAGATAGCGAAAAAATACTGGATGTCGCTGAACCAGTTGAGGAAGGTGCCGAAGAAACAACTATTGTGGATGAGAATACACAAGAAGAAACTTCAGAAGAATTTACTGAACAAGAAGTGACTGTTGAAGAAGCTGATAAGAGTGATGAAACAGAAACTGAAAAGAAAGTACAATCTGATGAAGAAAATGCTAATTATGCACAAATAAGAAGGAAAGCTGAGGAAGATGCTAATAAAAAAATAGAAGAAGCCAAAGCTAAAGCTTATGAAGAAGGCAAATTAGCGGTGTATAAGGGCAAAATAAATCCTTATACTAATAGGCCGATTACAGATTTAGCTGATGCTGAAATGTATGAAACTATGTATCAATTAGAGCAAGATGGTAAAGACCCAATAAATGACTTGCCAGATGCTTTGCTGAACAAAAGAAAAGAAGAAAATAAGGCTATTCAAGAAAAGAAAAATCTTGAGGAAAAGACTAAAAAAGAAGTTGATGAATTTGTTGAAAAATACCCTAATGTAGATTTAAAAGAGTTATTAGATGACTCTTTTTTTAATGACTATATAAGAGGTAAAAACAATTCTTTAACAGAACTTTACGAAGGATTTAACAATTTCAAGAATGCTTTTAGAAATTCTGCAATTGAAGTTGCAAAACAAACTATTGCCAATGCGCAAGCAACTCCAGGCAGTTTGAAAGGTGATAGTGATAATACAGTTGACTATTCAAATATGTCTGATGAAGAATTTGAAACAATGATTCAAAAGGCAAAAGATGGTGAATTGTAAAAATAATTAAAGACCTGGAAGAAAGAAGGAAAAATTATGGCTACAAAAAGTCAAACAATCACAAATGTGACTAATCACAATCAATTATCTGCAGAAGATAAAACATTTTATGAAAGAACATTATTACAAAGATTATTACCATCTTTAATGTTCTATAACGATGCTGAAAAGAAAAAATTACCTAAAAATTCTGGAACAACAATGAATTTTAGAAAATTTGACTCTTTAACTGCACCAAGCTCAAGTTTAACAGAAGGTGTAACACCTGATGGAAACAACTTAACAGTTTCAACAATTACTGCTAAAATTGCACAAGAAGGTGACTTTGTTCAAATTACTGACTTAATTCAAATGACAGGAATTGACCCAGTTTTAACTGAAACAAGCGAACTTCTTGGTGAAGAAGCAGGGCTAGTTGTAGATACAAGAATACAAACAGCAATTTCTAAAGGTACAAATGTATATTTTGCTGGCGGAGCTACAACTAGAGCAGGGCTAGAAAGTGCAACAACTAAGAATCTAACTGGTGATGATATCAAAAAGCTTGTTAGAAAGCTTAAAAATGCAAATGCTAAAAGATTTTCAGATGGTTTCTACCATATGATTGTAGACCCAGATATTGCTTATGACTTAATGAGTGATAGTGCTTGGGTTGATGTATCAAAATATGCTAGACCAGAACAAATGGTAAAAGGTGAACTTGGAAAAATGCACGGTATGAAGTTCTATGAAACAACTAATTTAAATGTTGTTGATAGTTCTGATACTGCACAATCTAAAATTTCAGTTCATCAAGCTTATGCGTATGGAAAAGGTGCATACAGTTGTGTAAATCTTGAAAATGGTGCTGGTAAACCAGAAATTATTGTTAAACCAAACGGTAGTGCTGGAACAAGCGACCCATTAAATCAAAGAGCAACAGCTGGATGGAAATCTGCATTTACTGCAGTTATCACTCAACCACTTGCATTAGTAAGAGTTGAAACTGGCGTAAAAGCTTAACAGAGGGGCTTTATGCCCCTTAACTTTTTTAGGAAATGGAGGAAAAAATTATGGCTAAAAAAGATGAAGTAAAAGAAATTAAAAATAATAAACCTATTGTTGGTGAACAAAAAGAAAAAACTGAAAAGAACACTAGTAAAGAAAAAACTTATACTGAAGCAGAAGTGAAAGCTATATTAGCAAAACAAGAAGCTGAAAGAATAGAAGCTGAAAAGAACAAAAAATACAAAATTTGTATCCCAGTAAGTGAAATTAACCCACAAGACAAATTTGTTACTGTAGGTGTTAACGAAATGTACGCTACTATTGAACGTGGTGTTGAAACTGAAGTTGAATTAGCAGTATATGAACAATTAAAAAATGCAGGATTAATTTAATCCTGTTATCAAGTTAAGAGTATGGTGAGTGCAACTCTCACAAACTTGACCGAAGGAGAGTGAAAATATGACATGGGGAGAAATACAAATCGAAAGTTTAAAGAAAATGTTTTTAAATAATGAAAACTTATCTGTAAATAAATTATCAGATTATATGAATGAAAAGAAATACAAAACATATCTTTATGCAATGCCACAAGCTTGTAACGAAGCAATAAATTTTATTGTGTCGAAGCTTGGGTCCAATGAAAGTACTTTTGAACTAGAAAAAGAAGATACTATTTATTATGATTTATCTAAGAAAATAGAAGATTTTAGAATGATTAAAGGTATTTATTCTAAAACGCCTGTTAGTTGGAAAATATTAAATAAAAATACGATAATAATAGATAATTGGCAAGGCGAAAAATTACTTGTTTCATACGAAGTAAAACCAACTATAATTAATTCAGATACTGATACTAATTTTGTTATAGAAATTGCATCAGAATATGCGAATTTAATACCATTATATATTGCTGGAGAGTTGTACAAAGATGATGATTTAACGTTATCAACCATGTATATGAATGAGTTTATGACTTTAGTAGATAATTATGCTAATAATAAGTATGGATTTCCAACTCCAATGATAGAACGAATTTATAGTATGGAGGGATAATATGTATAGTATACCTTCACAAAAAACAAAAGAATATTACACTATTAAAGAATTTAAAGGTGTAGATTTTACAACATCCCAAATAGATGTAGATGTAAGAAGAAGTTCAAATGCAAAAAATTTCATCAATAACGATGGATACAACGAAAAAAGATATGGATATGATATATTAGCCACAATAGGTACAAAAATCAATGGTGTGTGGAATATAGATACAGATAAAGGAGATTTGTTTTTAGTTCATTCTGGTAAGTCTTTATATCAATGTACAAGTGATTTTAAAACCTCTACATTAGTGTTGACTGGAATGAGTGATAGTAAATCTAAAGGCATTTATTTACATGGTTATTTAGTTATTTTCGATGGAACAAGAGTAGTTGTGTTTTCAAAATTCGATGGAACTAATTATGAAGCAAAATTTGCTGATGAGTGTGGATATATCCCTACAACGTCTATGGCGAGAGATAATGCTGGTGGTGGAACCAAGTACGAAGATAAAAATTTATTTAGTCCATATGTTAAAAATACGTTCATATCAGCTAAAATCGAAACTGGTCTTGATGATGAAGGAAATCCTATATACATAAATCAAACCACTTTTAAATTGGATGAGCAAAATATAGATGAAATAACACTAGTTAGAAAACTAAACTCAGAAGGCGATTGGGAAAAAGTTACTGACTATACATTTGATTTAACAAAAGGAGAGGTTTATTTTACTCCTGGAGAACCACCAGTCTTAGGCAGAGATAATGTAGAAATAACATACAAAAAAGTAATTAGTGATAATGCCAAGAAAATCAATCAATGTATTATTGCAGAATTGTATGGTTATGAAGGAAATGGTAACAGAATTTTTGTTACCGGTAATAAGGATTTTCCTAATTATGATTTTTGGTGTAAGGATGAAGAACCTTTATACTGGCCTGATAATAATCTTGCGAGAGTTGGTACTGAACCTATTGTTGGATATGCTAGATTGAATGATGGAACACTTGCAATATTAAAAAAGCAAAGTGATACAGATTGCACAATTTATTATAGAAATTACAATCTACTAAATAGTGATGAAGTTTTCCCACTTCAAGATGGAGTAAAAAACATTGGCTGTATTAGTGGTGAAACTGTAAATAATTTACTTAATGACCCATTAATGCTTACCCCACAAGGTGTATATGCTGTTATTGGAAATAATGGAGAAAAATTTGCAATGCAAAGGTCGTATTATGTAAATGGTAAACTTTTAAAAGAGAGTAATTTAGATAATGCAATATCAATTGTTGTCGATGGTAAGTACTATTTAGGAATAAATAATCATGTGTACATAGCTGATAGCAGATATTTAAGTTATCCAAAACATGCTAAAACAGAACAATACCAATATGAATGGTGGTATTGGGAAAATATACCTGCAAGGGTATTTTTTAGTTGGAATAATAAATTGTATTTTGGTACAAATGATGGAAAAATATGCACTTTTGGTACAACTTATAAAGATGGTAATCAAAAAAATGTTGAATGTTATTGGGAAACACCATTTTTAGATTTTGATACTAATGATTATGCTAAGACTATTAAAACAGTTACTTTAGTGTTAAATCCAAAACAAGAGAGTGATATTACTTTAAGTTATGAACTAGATGATGGTACAAGTGAAATAATTAATAAAGAATATTCCAATTTGTCAGATACATTTCCAAAAACAATTAGAGAAAAAGAAAGAATTAAAAAATTTATGTTTGTAAAATTTATCATGGAAAGCAAAACAAATAAAAGGTCGAGTTTTGAAAGACTATCTTTGGAATACGTTTTTGCAGGAAAATATAAGGGAGAGTGAAAAATATGGCGACAACTGCACAATGGATAAAAGAAGCAGAAGAAAATGCTAAAAAATATTCAGAAACAATTAAAAAGAATAATCAATATTTAATTGATGAATTAATAAAAGCAAAAGATAATTCATTAAGTCAATTACAACAACAACAAGACAATGCAATATATAAACTAAATGCTAATCAAAGCACAATAAATCAAAGTGCTGAAGATGCTGCGAAACAATTATATATTAATAAGATGTTAGCTTTAAGGGATAATCAAAGCTCAATGAATAGAGCTGGCTTAGGAACGCAAGGCGTTGTTGGTAGTCAAGTTAATTCAATCAATAATAATTATGGAACTAATCTAACTGAAGTGTTAAAAAACAAAATTAGTAATTTAAATAATTTGGAAATACAAAAAAATGATACCAATACTTCATATGATACTAGTAGAATAAATTTATTAACTGATTATGGTAAAAATTTAGCTAATTTACAATCTGAAATAGATGACAAAGCATTAAATCAATATAACACAGTTTATAATAATTATTTAGCTATGAAACAACAAGAATATGAAAATGAACAAGCCGAATTAGCAAAACAAGAAGCTATAAGACAATATAATGAAAATTTAGCATTCCAAAGAGAACAAGCTAAACAAAGTCAAGCAAATTGGGAAAAAGAATATGCGTTAAATAAATATCAAACTTATTTAGGTGGTTCTGGAGGCAGTGGTTTTGATGATGGAAGCAGTGACAATTCTGAAAATAAATCTTCAGAAACTCAAAACAAATATGCTAATCCATTTACTAAAACAGTAAACCCTGATACTGCAAATGGCGTTTTTGATAATGGATATCAACCAGATAACATTAATGGGAAAAAATTAAAAAAATCAGGACAAACAGTTGCCCAATTTATTGGTGAAAAAGGTTCATTAAATTCTGGTAATGTAAGTATAGATGACCAAAATGTATGGAAAATCGGCAATAAATACTATGCTTGGGATGGCTATGCTAATGAATATATAGATATAACATCTTATAAGAAGTCAAGTAAAAGAATGTCATCTAGCGCAGGTAATGGTGGTGGCAATAGTGGTGGTCGTGCATTTGGTAACACAACGACTAATTCAAAATATGGAAATTATACAAACCGAAGGTATGATACTAATGCTACAAGAAATTCTAATGTAGGAAATTTTACAAATAGAAGATACGATAGATAAATAATGGAGGTGGCAAAATGCCAATTAAACTTGCTGAAATAAAAAAAGAAAATGATGAAAAAGAGAAAAAAGACATTGAACAAAAATATAATGTTGTAGGTGGATTAAAATTGGCAAAATCCTCAACTAATTCTAAAAGTGAAAACAAACCTTGGTATAAAAATGTCATAAAAGGTTCAAATCTATTTGATGATGGTTATGATTTGGGAGATATTACACGAACAACATTAAATACAGCAACAAATGTTGGTGCAAATCTTTTAAAGGGAGTTTCAAATATAGGTGATGCAGTAGCTAAAACTATAGTAGGTGGAATTGCTACTGGTGCCGATATTCTCGGATATGATAATTACGCCGATAAGCTAAAAAATAGACTCGCTGGAAAAGATGAGGAAGTTAATGAAAGACTAAAAAATTATACTCCTTCAGGATTATTACAAAAGGCAAGTGATGTCACAAAATCAAATAGCGTTGTTGGGGATACAACAAGAGATGTAGCGCAAGGAGTAGGATACTATGCTGGAATGCTAGCAGGACAATCTGTTGGTATTCCGTGGCAAGTTACTTCTGGTGTTACTAGTGTTGGTAGCGAATTACCAGAAGCTTATGCAGAAGGTGCAACAAACGCACAAGCATGGCTTTCTGCTGGTATAAGTGCTGGCGCCGAAATTGGGTCTGAGTATATTTTTGGTGGAATTAAGCTACCTGGTACAGGTAAAACTACAGAGACAATCTTAAATAAAACTACTAACAAAATTAAAAATAAAGCATTAAAATACATTACTCAAGCTGGAATTAACATCTTAGGTGAAGGTGCTGAAGAAGTTATTTCTGGTATTGGTAGTGCATTAGGTAAACAATTAACCTATATGAGTGATAAAGAATTAAATGAAATATATTCTAATGAAGATAAGTTACAAGATTTTATAATGGGAACTTTAGTATCTGCAGTTACTATTGGTGCTAATCCTACTACTTACCAAAATATAAAAACTGGAAGAAGTTTGATTAATGGATTAACTGTAGATGAGGAAGGAAATTTAGCTAACACAAATAATAATAAAAATAATATAAATAATAATCAAAATTCTTCATTAAATAATCAACTAAATCAAAATGAAGAAAATTATCAAAAGTCTAGTATTTCAAGTATAAATAATCTTGTTCAAACAAATAATGAAAATTTATTTAATTATAATGAAACAAATAATCAAAAGATTAACAATCTTTATCAGAGTGCAAAAGAGTCAAGATTAAATAACAGTCAAGAAACTCAACAATTAATAGATACAATTTCTAAAGTAATTGAAGATAAAAACTATAATATATTACTTGATAACACAATTACGAATGATAATGGTAATTCAGTAAATGCAAAAATTACTACTAATGATAACAATGAAGTTGAAATTAGAATTAATCCAAATTCAGATAGAGCTGGAGAGTTTTTGTTGGTTCATGAAATTTCTCATGCTATAAAAACTCCAGAAATGATGCAATTGGTAAATGATTTTGCTAGTAGAAATGAAGGCTTTGCTAAGGCAGTTAAAGAAATTGAGACTACATATGGAAAAAATCTTACATCAGAAGAAGTTTTTGCAGATGTTTGTGGTCAATTATTTGGTAATCAAGAATTTATTAATACCCTTGAAACACAAAATACTGAACAATCTAAAAGCTTAATAAGACAAATATATGAAGCTATAAAGAAATTATTAAATAGATTAACGGCTGAAGGTAGATATAGAAATTTTGTACAAGATTTAGAGGTCAGATGGAGAAATGCGTATAGAAATACAACAATGCAACAATCAGTCAATAATTTAAATGGAAATGTAAATTATGCTAAGGGGAAATTAATGAGTGGTGAAGATGTTGTAGTTTCTGATGATGTTAATGGTTCTCATCCATCTAAACAAGAAGCAGAACAAAATTTAAAATCAATGCTAGGTATTAAATATGTAAACTCTAAAAGTGGTACAGAAATTAGTATAGAAAACAAAGATATTAAAAAGTACTTGAATGATGGATATAATAATCAAAAAAATACAAGATTAAAAAAGAGAATTTCTGGAAATTATGGTGAAATATTAGAAATTGCAAAGATGGATACCAGCAAATCTAAACAAAATTATAAAGGAACAAATCGTGGTAAACAAGGTTTTGATTATTATAATGTTACATTAGCTTATCCAATCAAAAATGTATCAGGTGAAATAATAGATTACAAATATTATGAAGCAAGATTAGTTGTAAGAAAGGACAACAATAATAATTTTGCTTATGATTTAGATAACTTTAAAGAAAAAAAAGGTGCCGTGCTAGATAAAACGAGTTTATCTATCATGGCTGATGAATCAGCCCACGGCTCCTTTAATGACACTAATATACCACAAACTGACATTAAAGTCAATAGCGATACATCTACTAAATATTCTATGCCGTTAAAAGAAAATAATACACAAGACAACAATTCTTCATACGAAAAGAAAATTGATAATGCAATTGATAATATTGAGCATAGGGATGATAGAAGATTTAAAAAATCCATTGAAGAAAATATTGAAAATTTGGAACTAGATAATAGTTCTTTTTCTTTTGCAGATGCAAAACGGTATGATGATTTAATTAAGACAAATTATATAGAATACTTTAGAAAAGATAATGGTGATGTAAAAGTTTATTTAATGGACTCTAATAATAATTTGTTAAATGAATTTAATGTATGGTCTAATACAAATGCAATTAAAGAATTAGGTACGGATTTAGGAAGCAAAATATATGAAACAGCTTCCGACACATATCAAAAAATAGGGATTGGCAATGATATAAATAATTTGGGGACAGAAACTGATTATTTTATGAATCATAGACCGAGTGAAGGTTATGGAAACGCTTCTAATTTTGAAAAAAATATGCCAGATATTTTTGAACATCCTGAATGGTATTTGAATTTAGATGAAAAGTATAACAAAGAATCACTAAATGCATTAAAAAAAGTTAGAAGTAATCCAGAAGCAGAATTAACAATATATAGAGCAACAGTTGGAAACAAAATAAATCCTGGTGACTGGGTTACGCCATCAAAATTATATGCAGAATACCACAATAATAGTCAATTTGATGGCAAAGGCAATATACTTGAAATGAAAGTAAAAGCAAAAGATATTCAATTTGCAGGTGATGATATAAATGAATTTGGATACTTTCCTGGTGATAGTGCAAAGTACTCACAAAATAATTCTTTGTGGCAAGCACATTTAGAAAAAAATTATAAATCTAATGGTACAAGAACTTATTTTGATGATGTTAAATTAAAAGGTAATGAAATACTAAAATCAAATACAAGATATAGTGAAATTATTAAAAATGAGTCTGATAATAAAAAAGCTAAAAAAATTTTAAATCCAAATGAGATTGCTAATTTATCAGAAAATGACGCTTTAACAACACCAGAATTATCAAAAGTTAAGGTAGAAAAAGGCGATGGTGAAAGCAACTACTGGTCTAATATTAAAGATAAAACTAATATGCTTAATACTACTCAAAAAGAACATATCTTATCAAATGATGAAGTTAAATACTATAAAAAAATAACAAATGAAGAGAGTCTTAATGAAGCATTTGAGAAACTAAATAAAGGCGGAGCTTCTGAAACATTACGATGGGCAAAAATGGATAGTAAAGATGCCACTGCTACTGATGTTGCAGAAGGATGGATATTATTAAAACAATATAGTGATAGCGGTGACTATAACAGCATGGTTGAAGTTGCTAAAAAGATGAGAGATATTGGAACTAAAGCCGGTCAAACTGTACAAGCCTTTAATATTATGGCTAGAATGTCACCGGAAGGTATGGTTAAATACGCTCAAAGTGAATTATCCGATGCTTATGAAAAGATGGTTAAAGGAAAAACTAAAGAGTGGATTGACAAATATAAAAATGATTTTGATTTAAAACCCAATGAAGTTCAATTTATTATGGATACCATGCAAGAAGTAAAAGACATGCCAGATGGATATGACAAGAAAGTTAAACTTGCAGAAATTCAAAAAATGATGACAGATAAATTACCACCAGATAAAGATGGAAGAATAAAATCCTGGATGAGAATATCAATGTTATTTAATCCTAAAACTCAAGTAAGAAATGTTGCTGGTAATGCTATTATTGCTCCAGTTAATTATGTTGGAGACTTCTTTGCGAGTAAAATGGATAAAAAAATAGCAAAAAAAACTGGTGTTAGAACCACTGGCACAATGAATGTTAAAGCAATTCTTGAAGGAATGAAAAAAGGGGCATATCAAGCAACAAATGATTATAAAAAAGGTATAAATACTAAAGATATGGATGGTAATAGATTTGAAATATCTAATAGGAAGTCATTTAGTGATAAGAATTTAATAGGTAAATCATTAAATAGAACAGAAGCTTTATTAAATTATGTTATGGATGCTGGTGACAGAGTATTTAGTGAAGCATCATTTGAAAATTCATTACAAAATCAAATGATTTTAAATAACGCTACTGAAGTTACACAAGAAATGATTGATATCGCACACGAAGAAGCTTTATCTAGAACATGGAATGATAACAACAAATATACTAAGTTTGTACTTGGTGTAAGAAGTGGATTAAATAACATTAAACTAGGAGGATATGGTCTAGGTGATGTATTAATTCCGTTTGCAAAAACACCTGCTAACTTAACCAAAGCTATTGTTGATTATTCTCCAGTTGGGCTAGTTAATAGTTTAACAAAATACAAGGCAATGAATAACGCTATTGAGACTGGACAATTTACCGCAAAAATGCAACATGATTTTGTCCAAACTCTAGGAAAGGCTACAGCTGGTACTATGTTATATGTATTAGGTATGGCATTAGCTAAGGCTGGTATAACGAGTGGAAAAAGCGATGATGACAAGGATACTAGAGATTTTATTAAAAATACACTTGGTATTAATTCATATTCAATAAAAATAGGTAATAAATCATTTACTTATGACTGGGCTCAACCAATCGCAGCGCCTTTGTCAATTATGGCTAATATAGAAACTTCTAAAAAGAATAAAGAACAAGCACTTTTAGAAGGGGTAGTTAACTCACTAGATACTGCAGGTAGTATATTACTTGAACAATCTTTTTTATCAAGCATAAATGATGTTTTAAGTGATAATGCAGGAGTTGTTTCTGGAATAATAAATGAGGTATTAGAATTACCTTCAAGAGCTATTCCAACATTCTCAAAGCAAATTGTTGATTTAACCGATACAACGCAAAGACAAACTTATGAATACGATAAACCTTTACAAACAGCTACTAATAAAATAAAAGCTAAGTTACCAGGTTTAAGCAAAACTCTATCACCTAGTGTTGACACAATGGGAAGAGAAATACTTAGATATGGTGGAAAAAATAACATTTTTAATGTATTTCTTAATCCAGCCAATGTTAATACGGAAAATATAAGTGAAAGTGCATCAGAAATTTATAGAGTCTATAAAGTAACTGGTGACCAAACAATAATGCCAAGAGTTACACCTTATTACATTAATCAAAATGGAGAAAAGACAATACTTTCAACTAAAGAAAGAACTGAATATGCAAAAGTTTCAGGTAAAATAATTGAAGATAATATAAAACTTCTTTTGAAAAATTCTAACTATGTAAAACTTGAAGATGAAGAGAAAAGCCAAATAATAAAAAATATTGTTGATTATTCTTACAATAAAGCAAGAGAAGATGTGATGGGAATTGAAATGTCTAATACTTATAATGGTGTAAAAACGTATACAATGGCGAAGGGACAAATATCTGATTACTATTTAGCTAAGAAAGCAGTAAGTGATGTTAAAGATAAATACAAAGGTGATACTACGGCTATAAAGACCGCAAGAAAACAAGCAATATTTAATTATATTAACAAATTGAATATAAGCAAGGCCAAAAAAACAATACTTTTTGGAGTAACAACCAATTATAGCATTAAGAGCTATCGTGCTTATTTATTTAATTATATTAATAAACTGGATATTACTAAAAAAGAAAAAGAAGAAATATGGAATAAATTATATGATTAGGAGGGAAAATGAATAATATAAGTAGAGAACCAAAATATGATAACGATTATATAACTAAAGGTTACTTGGATAAGCAATTATCTGATAGTAAAGATACTATTAGCAATCAAATAGATAATTTGCCCAAAAGTTACAGTGCACCTCCTAATCCGCCATATTATAAAGATAGTTTGTTGTCCTATAATAATAAATTGTATAGGTGTATTAGAGATAAGTTAATGGGAGTCTTTAGTTTAAATGACTGGGTTGTAATAGCAACTGATGATAAAACAGTTATTGATTTTATTGATAAAACATATTCTGTTGATAAAATTCAGTTAGAAAAACAAATTGATGACAAAGTTGAAAGCTGGTATCAAAGTGAGGACCCAGCAAATGATTGGACAACAGATATTTTAAAAGCTAAGCATGTTGGAGATTACTGGTACGACACTATTACAAGCAACCAATATCGTTTTTGTAAGAAAAATACTAATCCAGTAACTTATGCATGGTCAAAAGTAGATGTACCAATGTCTATTTATAATCAAATTAATTCTAAAAAGTCAATTTATACAAGTAAACCCACTTCGTATAAAAAAGATGATTTATGGATTATAGAAGATACTATTTCTGATGATGATTTACCTCCGGGAGAAACAGAAAATCCAGTTGCTAAAGGCGACTGGGTTTTTGCTACTCAAGATAGTGATGTATATAATAAAAACCATTGGATTAAACGGGATACCGATGTTTCGATAGAATATATTGAAAATCATTATTATACTAAAGAAAAAGTAGATGAAACTTTTAGTACTAAAAGTGATGTTCAATCCAAAATCACAAAAGCAAAAGATGAAATTGAACTTAGTGTTAAACAAAACTATTCGACTAAGAAAGAAATAACAGAAATAGTTAATGATTATGATGAAAAAATAGGAACGATTAATACTACTATTGATAATCAGGGAGAACTAATTTCTGATTTATCTGTTGAAAACGGAAGAATATCTTCTTCTGTATCATCAATAAATACTAAGATTACAACTATTGAGTCTGATGTTGATACCTTAAATGATGTTGTTGATACTAAGGCCTCCTCAGAAACTGTTGAAGACGTTATCAATAGTGTAAATAATGTGCAAACTTCTGTGTCACAAAATATTACAGCAATCAAAGCATTAAAAGTGAACGATGAGGTGCAATCTCAAAAGATTTCTGATTTTGAAATTTCAGTTAATGGTATTACATCCACAGTCCAAAGCCAAAACGATAAAATCTCTAAAATAACACAAACAACAGATGAAATCAATTCTAAGATTAGCGATATAGCCGATATTACTACGAGTGGCGAAAGTCAACAAGCTTCAGTAAATTTAGTAAAAGTAAATGAAAGTGAACCAATCTATATTAAAATTCATCCAATTAGTGAGGATATTTCGTATCTTTATCCGAGCAATTATTTGTATCCAGCCGATGATTTATACTTGATGAATAGAATAATCAGATTTACAAACACAGATACAAATGAAGTATTTGATTATGAATTACCTGATGATTTATTGTATTATGACGCTAATAATTATGATGAATTTATATTAAACTATGATAGTCAAACTTGTTCAGTAATAAAAAGAGTAGAATATAATAAAGACACTAATAAAAATGTTTTAAAGACTAGTGAAGAAACTATTAATTATGATTTTCCTATAATAGCTTTAACAGCCGGTAATTACACTATTTCACTACCTGGATATTCTTCAGCATATTTATATGTTCAATTAATGGCATCAAATATATATACCACTCAATTTGCAACAAAAGTTGAAATGAGTAGTGAATTTAGTCAAACGAAAGAATCTATAAATTTAGAATTGAAGAAGAAAGTAGATGATAAAGATTACACATCAGCACAAATATTATTGAAAATAAATAATGATACAAGTTCAACCGTTATAAAATCTGATAAATTAGATGTAAATGCAATAGCAAAGTTTACTAATGATAGATTAAAAGATGCTGGAAGCACTATTATAAATGGTTCTAACATCACAACTGGTACAATATCTGCTGCTAGACTTGATAGCAAAGTAATTACTACTGATAATTTCTCTGCTCAAAAAATAAATGCAGATAATATCACATCGGGCACAATTAGTTCTTCAAGATTATCAAGTGATGTAATAACAACAACTAATTTTTCTGCTCAGACAATAAATGCAGATAAAATTACTGCTGGTACAATTAGTGCTGACAGAATTGATAACCTTGGTGCCGAAAAAATCACATCTGGAACAATGTCTGCAAATAGAATAAGCGGAGGCTCTTTAAATATCGGGAATAATACTTATTATTTGAGGATGCAAGCTAGTGGTAATAATTACACAAAGAATCCTTCGTGTTCTGGATTAACGATAGGAAATCAAGGCTTAGTTTGTAATTCAACAGCATTTTTTAAGGCCAATACTAATTTCAATGGATATCTTAACATATTTAACAAAAATTTAATAAGAATTTATCTTGGCGATGATACCAGTTCTTCTTGTTACACTGCAGTTGAAGGTAAAAAAACATTAACTGCAGGTGGACATTCGATGACTTTTTATAATGGACTTTTGGTTGCATTTTCATAAAGGAGGGTAAGTTATGGAAAAACCATTTACAATTAAAGTAAAAGATTTTAGTGAATCTTTTATAAATTTAATTAATTCTTCTAATTTGCCAGTATATGTTTTGAAAAATGAAATTGAAAAAGTGTATGCTGAATTGAATCATCTTGATGAAGAAGAATTAAATAAATATAACGAAAGTTTAACAAATGAAAATAATCAAAAAAACTCAAAAGAAAGGACTGATGAAAAATGAGTAAATTGATTGAAAAAGTTTGTTCAAAAGTATTGACAAGCATTCGTAAGAATGCGATAATCTTACAAACAAACAAACAAACAAACAAACAAAGGTACTTTATATCTTGCGAAAGGGGGTGCGGTTATTTAGTAATCGCATCTCAACGAAGAAAGGGGGCAATGGCTTAATTCATTGCTTACTTTCTGGAGGTGCATTATGCTGAAAATCTTTTCTAATAAAGGCGAAGCAGGTGCAATACCTTTGAATGCTGAAAATCTAAATTTTAATTTTGCTGAGGTTATAAATATGATATACCCAATTGGTAGTTTTTATGAAACATCTGATGCGACATTTAATCCAAATACATCATGGAGTGGCACGTGGGCTTTGGAAAATGACGGAACAGTGTTAGTATCAAAATCAGATACTACAGGAAGTACTTTCAATGTTAATGCTGGAATAGTTGTTGGAGAAGAAAAACATAATTTAACAATTGCCGAAATACCTAGTCATGACCATGGTGAAGTTTTTCCTTCAAAGTATGGATATGAATATCCATTACTAACTAAAAATGGTAAAGGCGCTAGTAAAAATGGTATAATGCCAATGCTAGAAACAAGTGAAATTACTGATTTTCAAGCGATGACTGACGCGAAAGGTGGAGGGCAATCGCACAACAATATCCAACCAAGTAAAATTTGTTTTAGATGGCATAGAACAGCATAGAGCAATGAAAAGCCGATTATATGGCTTTAAAGATATTTAAAAATAAGGGCGAAAGTGGAGCTATTCCATTAAGTGCCGAAAACTTAAATTATAATTTTCAAGAAGTTTTAAATTTGGTGTGTCCTGTCGGAAAAGTTGAAATCTTCTACGATAATGATGATCATAGTAATTATTTGGGCTTTACTTGGGAAAGAACTAGTATTGGCAAGGCAATTGTTGGTATTAATAGTTCTGATACTGATTTTAACACAATTGGAAAAACAGGTGGAGAGAAAACGCATACATTAAGTGTTTATGAATTACCGACAAAAATTCCTGTGAATTACGGTAATATTTCTGGAGGCACGGATGTTGTTATTTCTTCATCTGTTGTTGGAACAGGTGGTGTCAAATCTGGTCAAGCAAATATGAATATTAGTGCTACTGGTCAAGCACACAACAACTTACAACCATATCAAATTTTTGCAATTTGGAAAAGAACAGCATAAAAAACTAAATAACCATTTTAAATGAAAAAAATTAATTTTAAAAACAAAGGAGAAACGGGAGCAATTCCTATTAATGCAAATAATCTTAATTTAATGCAAACTAATGTAGAAAATAGTTTTAAGTCTAGTAAAACAACTAGTGATAAAGACACATATAATTGTAATTACATTAATCAAATAACATCAAAAAGTGCAATAATAGTATCTTTAACAGAAAATAAAACTATAACTCATTCGAATGCATGGGATTCTTACAATATAGCTTTTGATAAAGTAATCGAAAAAGTTGGAGATGCTTTTTCATTAAATAGTGATGGTACAATTTCTTATAATAAAAGTGGCACGATTAAGGCAACTTTATTTTTAACAATTGTTTCAACGCCGTCAAAAATTTATCCAGAACTCAAGTTAGGTGGAAAAACATCTCCGTATCAAACTTCAGCCAGTAGTGATGGTGTTAGTATTAGTTTTATTGGCACAGGAAATATTGTTGGCAGTTTCAGAACTTCAGCTACTGGAAGCACAGTATTAAGAGGGAGCGCAATGTACACAAGTTTAATGGTTGAAGAAATTTAAAAAAATATAGAAAGGATAGAAATGGAAGCAATAATAATAGCTGTTATAGGTGGATTTTGCACCGCAATACCCACTGTAATTGCAACAGTATCTTCAAATAAAAAAAGTACAGCTTTGACAGTCTATAGAATAGAACAGTTAGAGAAAAAGCAAGATAAGCATAACACACTTATTGAAAGAACGTACAAAATTGAAGAAGATATAAAAAATATGCAAGAAGATATTAAAGAATTAAAGCACTCGTAATTGGGTGCTTTTAAAATGAGAAAGGAGGAATAAAAATGGAATTAGCAAATGTAATAACTATTGTAACAATTTTTGTAACATGGATTTTCGGTATTATCGCCAAAAAATCAACGTGGGTAAACAACAATTTGATACCAATTCAAAATATTTTGATAGGACTAATTGTTGCATGCGTTGAATGGGCAATTACTAAAGATTTTAAAGTTGCTATAGCTTTAAGTGGAGTAATTGCTGGCGGAACTTATGATGTATTTCACAATTTAGAAAAAATAGTAAAAGGAGAATAAATATGAACGAAAAAGCAAAATTTATAGAAATAACAGAAGAGCAAAAAGAAAAGATAAATAAAATAAGATTAAGTTTTTCTGATATCTATAATTGTATTGAAAAATTATGTGAAAATAGCAGAGAAAAATCTCTAGCAATCACAAAATTAGAAGAAGCTCAATTCTGGGCGATAAAAGGAATAAGCAGGGAGGAATAAATATGTACGATTTTACAAAAGCTTCAGACCTAGTAAAGTGGGCTGAAGAACAATATAAAAAGAAAAATAGATATAAAGTAGGGGGGATTGGAAGATACGATGCAGATGGGACCAGACAATTTGATTGTTGTGGTCTTTTTAAATGCTTTATGTGGCATGATTATAGTACGAATAATGCTAGATATTATGGCAAGACACAAAAAGACCTATCTTGCGAAGGCCTACTAGCAGAAGCTAAAGAAAAAGGCGATATATCTTCTATTCCAGAAATACCTGGTATTCTTGTATATATGAAAGGCCATATGGGTATTTACATCGGTAATGGTCAAGTAATAGAAAGTACCGCGGCGAAGTACGATGGTAAGAAAGGTAGAATTTACAAGACTTATTTCAAAGGTAGTGGAACTGGTTGTGATGGAAAACGTGCAACTTGGACTAAATGGTTTAAAAGCCCATATTTAACTTATGAAAATGAAGTTAAACCTGCAGAAGCTACCCCAGAACAACCTAAAAAAAATAATTTTTTAGGACCTAGAGGATATATTAAGCTAGGCGACAAAGGCGATAATGTAGATAAAATATCTAAATTTATGTATAAAACATTTCCAGCTTATACACCAAAATCAGCTTTAGGAAATTATTATGGACCTAATATTCAAAAATCTATAAAAGAGTTCCAAAAAAGAACAGGGTTGGAACAAGATGGATGTGTTGGTCCGCTTACTCTAAAAATGTTAGTTAAGTATGGTTTTCCATATTAAAAGGCTCAGTCTAATTGACTGGGTCTTTTTTTGTGCAAAAAAAACAAAAAAACTTGATTTTTTTTGAAAATAGTATATAATATTCTTTACAAATTTGTAATTGATTTACATTTTTGTGTTGCATTTCTTCGTGAAATGTGTATATAATAATATTAGGAGAAACACATCGTTCTATCTCCAAATCGTCGTTTAAGGACAAAAAAGAGACACATTTAGTTGTTCGTTGCTAGGTGTTTCTCAGTCCATATTGCTTGTTTAAAAAACAAAAAAAGAGATATATTTTTCGGCTAGATGTATCTCCACATTATTTTGGATTGCACCTATTTATAGGTGCTATTTTTTATTGATGACAACAGCAACAGCTATTACAAGTAATAGCACAATTACTAGAATTAAAAATGTAAATATCAAATACTCCATTTTTGTGGTTTCTAAAATTATATGTCTGCATAATACATCACCTCCTTGAACACATAAAGTTCGTGGAGGTACACCTATAAAATATATCTCTAATCGACATTATAATACAAATTAATAAAATTTACTAGTAATTATTTGTAATTTCTTTTAAAAATTTCAATAAAACTCAATTCAGGATAAGCATTTTCAAAAACGGCTTGTCCTTTTTTATGCCAGAAGTTTTGTAATTCTATATTCTTGTGCATTTCTCGGTGGCATTCTAGACATAATGGTATAACTAGTCCATACTTAATAGAAAGTTGTCTATTTCGCCCGAAAAACACCTCATGCAAGTTATCTCGTTTCTTACTACAAATTATACAATGATTTAAATCATCAGTAAAAAGACTCTTTCTATTTTTTTCAGCTTGAGCTTGTTTATTAGTTCTTTTTTTAATTTGCTTAATTTTTTTATATTCTATTGTATTGCATTCTTTACAGAATAGAGATACCTCTTTTTTATACTTTGTACAGTATCCATATTTTTTATATTTTTTTGTTCTTGTTCTATAGTATTTACAATTCATAATTTTATATTTTTTGGAAAAAATAAGACCTGAATAAGACCTAGAACAATTTTTTTTATGTAAAAAGCCCGTATTTACGGGCTTTGATAACTAATTGGAGCAAGTGAGCAGAATCGAACTGCCGTCTCAACCTTGGCAAGGTCGCATACTAACCTCTGTACTACACCTGCGTAAATAAATTGTATCAAATTTATGAAACTTTTGCAACAATAATTGATAAAAAATCTAAATTTTGTTATACTTATTTAAGTAAGAAGGGATAAATATGAAACAAAAAGATAATTATGGTTATAAAAAAACTGTTAAATCAATCGTTGAATATATAATTACCAATCGTTTATTCATATCATATGTAGCATTATCACTAATTGCTACAGTATGTGTCCGAGCATTTACAATTGGTTCTGCCTTAAAACTTAAGCCATTCCTTACAGATTTAGGATTTATCCTTGTTATCGGAGGTTTAGGTTATTTTGTAAAACCCAAAAATCAATTCAAATATTATTTTACGTGGTTAATCATATTTAATTTAATATGCTTAATATCATCAATATATTATAGATTTTTTACATCATTTGCATCAATCGGAGAACTTGCAACAGTTAGACAAACGGAAACTGTAACAGGTTCAATTTTTGACAGACTAAGAATTGCTGATGGAATTTATATTTTAATCCCTATAATATTTTATTTAATTCACAAAAAATTATTATCATCTTCGTATTATACATTTATTGCTAAAGTCGAAAAAAGTAAAAAAATGGTTTTATCAACGGTTTTAATTGGCATAATCTTTTTAAGTTACACATTCGGTGTTGCTAAAAACTCAGATTATAGTAGACTTACAAAACAATGGAATAGAATATATATTGTTGAAAGATTTGGAATAATAATGTATCAATTTAATGACATTGCTCAATTTTTAAGACCACAATTAAGCAGTTTATTTGGTCAAGAAAAAGCCTTAGAGAGTTTTAATGAATATTTTGATAATAAAAAAGTCACTGCTAAAAATGGATATACAGGAATATTAAAAGGAAAAAATATTATTTTTGTACATATGGAAAGTATGCAAAGTTTCCTAATGAATCTTTCATTTAATGGTAGAGAAGTAACGCCAAACTTAAATAAGTTAGCTAAAGAAGGCATGCATTTTACAAACTTTTATCCTCAAGTATCAACAGGAACAAGTAGTGACACTGAATTTACTTTACTAACAGGATTAATGCCAGCATCAAGTGGAACAGTATTTGTAAGTTATTATGACCGTAATTACTTTACAATTCCAAAATTCTTAAAAGAAGAAAACTATTTTATCTTTAGTATGCATGGAAACTTATCTAGTATGTGGAATAGAAACAAAGCTCATCCATCATTAGGTTATGAAAAAATGTATTTTAGAGAATCATTTGATTTTACTGAAGATGATGTTATTAATCTAGGAATTAATGATGAACTATTCTTTAAACAAGCAATGCCAATATTAGAAAATGTTGAAAAAGAAAATCAAAACTACATGGGAACAATAATTACTTTATCAAATCATTCACCATTTAAATTAGCAAGTAAACATAGTGATATAGATTTAACAAGTCATTATAAAGTAACAGATGCATCTGGAAGTACAACTATAGAAGAAAAAGATTATTTATCTTCTACAGCAGTCGGTGAATACATAAAAAGTGCTAACTATGCTGATAAAGCACTCGGAGAATTTATTAGTTACATTAAATCATCTGACTATTTTAATAATACAGTTTTTGTATTTTATGGAGACCATGAAGCCAAATTATCTCGTAGTGAAATAAATTATTTATATAACTTAAATCCCGAAAATGGAGAAGTCTATGACGAAACAAATCCGAATTATGTTGATTATGACTACTATGACCACGAATTAAATAAGAAGACTCCATTAATAATTTGGACTAAAGATAAAGACTTACAAAGTATATTTACAGGTAAAGTTACTTATACTATGGGTATGTATAATGTTGCAGCCACAATACTTAATATGTATGGCATATACAACAAATACAATATCGGTGAAGATATATTTACAATTAAAGATGACAATCTTGTAGTTTATCCAAATGGAAATATTTTAACAAATAAAGTATATTACAACAATTCAACCGGTGAATATAAAGTATTAAAAGAAGATAATTTCACTGAAGATTACATCAAAAATCTAAGTGAAATCGGCGAAAAAAGGCTTGAAATATCTAATGATATAATAGTGTATAACTTATTAGAAAATAAAAAATTGAACGGAGAGTAATATGAAGAAGAAATATAAATATCCTTTATTAATATTGATTTTAGTAATAATAATTATAATTGGATTAATAGTATTTAAAATGTTCTTTACGAAAAGTGAAGTTAAAAACAATGTAAAAGTAATAGATTCAATAGTAGACTTTTCTTATACTTTAGATGAAAGAGATACTACTTTAATGAAAGATACTTACAAAGAATTAAAAAGGGTTTTAAAAGAAAAAGATATTAATTATGAAGAATATGCTAGTATATTAGCAAGATTATTTGTCATAGATTTATTTACTATGGATAACAAAATAAACAAATATGATGTAGCATGCTTAGAATATGTATATCCAGATAATGTTGATAATTTTAAAACCAATGTTGAAGATACTATTTATAAGACTATTGAAGATAACACATATGGTAAAAGAACAGAAAAACTATCAGTAGTAAGTAGTGTAAATGTAACGGATGTAAGTACTAATACTTTTAAAATAAATGAAGAAGAAGTACCAAGTTATGTTGTTACACTAAATTGGAATTATGAAAATGATTTAGGTTATGACAAAAATGCCACAATAACTTTAGTAAAAAAGGATAAGAAGTTATATGTTGTAGAATATGAGGGTGTTGTAAATGAATAG